GTGGTCGCCGTTCACGGTATTCAGGTACTCCTCGGCCTTGTCCCACGACAAATCAGCTGCGAGGTCTTCGTCGTCGGCATCGATCGTGACGGTCAGGCTGATCACTGTGGTATAGCGCACCAGGTACTTCGCCATCGTTTCCATCTCCCTTATTCCTTGTTCCTGATAGATAAGACCCTACTCCTGTCCTTGCGTGATTGTCAAGTCGTCGTTTTTCGCAGATTTGCGATATCACTATGCAGTTCTAAAAGATGAGACTGGATCTGACGCACTTCATGCAGAATTGCGGTCGCGTCGTCGTACGTCGCTTGAGATCGGGCGTCGCCCGCTGCGGCTTGTGCGGACTGTCCAACCATGATGATTGGCAGCAGAACAAGTTGGACAAATGATTGTGAGATCCAGGCGACGATCACGACTGGATTGTGCGAGCCGACAGCGCCGGGGAGCGCGACCAGTGCGAGCAGCGTGAAGGCATACGCGCACCACATCGTGCCCACCACAAGCGTCACGCGCAGACCGATTCTGGCGTTGAGCCGGCCGAGCGCCGAGAGCCCGTGCACCTGAAGGTGCACGTCCTCGTGCAGCGGCGGGCCCTGCTCGCGGCGCTGGTGCGTGCGTGGGTGCGGTTCGTAGTGGAAGGACATCACGTGTCCTCCCTGTGCTCATGTTCCCGACCGATGCGCATCCAGTGTTCCTCGATGAAGCGAAGTCTTCGATCGTTCACGGATCGGTCTTCCGTCATCTGAGCAACGAGCGTGGCGTGAAACTTGTCCTTCGCCTCACCCATCTCGTGCATGTCCTGCGCGATGCCCCGGATCTCGTCCTGCATCCGTGTGATGCGCGCGGCAGCACGCCAGATCACGCCGACGATGGTGCCGAGAAGCAGGATGATCGGCACGATGGCGATACCGAAGAAAACTGTGTTATCTCTGGACAAAGGGGACTCCGTGCACAAGGTGTCAATGCGCGAAAGCGGCTTGCGCCTAGTGTGCACGGTGGGGACGGCCGGCGGGCAGGGATCCGGCACGGTGGGGTGATGTGATCTTGAAGCGGTTGCCCGTACGGAGGGCATGCGTAGCTCCCGCCGGGGGCATGTGGTAGGATGGACTACCGCCGTCACCCGGGGCGGCCGGCCTCTGTGAAGGGAACAGTTGTGCCCACTCCGATCAAGTACTCTGCTGAAACCCGCAAATATCATGCGCGTCTCGGCGCGCTTGCACGTGTTCTGAAGACTGATCCGTCGCGACAGCGAGAGGTAGACGAAGCACGAAAGTCGATGCTGCTCGCGCAGGCGGAGGACCACAGGAAGATTGCGGACGAACTGACCAAGGAAGCGGAAGCAATCGTGTTCAATTAATCAACACCACTTGTGCGTAACGGCGCGCAAAAGAGTGACGCCCGACCGCGCTAACGGATCGGGCGCCAAAGCGTCTCTGCCAGACAGGAGCCATTCTAGGTGACCAGCAGCGGAACAGCAACTCCGGGGGACGCACAGCGGGGGATGCTGCGACTCAACAGCATGTCCAAGCGTGCGGCAGCTATCGCGTACGCGCAGATGGGTTGGTACGTCCTGCCGCTGCACACGGTGCGGCAACGGCTGTGCTCGTGTGGCAAGGATCAGAAGACATGTCGATCTCCCGGTAAACATCCGTTCACGGTTCTAGCACCGAACGGCAAGGACGACGCCACCAACGACGTGCCTACGGTCATGCGTTGGTGGGACGAGCATCCGGACATGAACATCGGCATCGCCTGTGACCGATCGGGCTTCTTCGTGCTCGATGTGGACAGTGGCAGCAACAGGCAATCTCCGAAGCTCGAGCCGGCCGAGTGGCCTGCGTACGCATCGGGTGATGCGCCACTACCGAAGTTCCTGATCCAGCAGACCGCGAGCCACAGTGCAGCCAATCCCGCGCATCACTACCTACTGTCCGCCACGAGTGTCAACGGAACAGGCTTCGCCGGCAACATCGGTGTGAACACGGCTGAGCGACCGGGTGACGGCATCGCGGGAACGACCATCAAGCACAACGGCTACATCGTTGCGTCACCGAGCACGATCAATAACGATCGGTACGTCTGGACCACGGATGACTTGTTCGGAGAGCCGGACGAGATCGTCAAGAGTTACACCGTTCGTGTCGGACACTCGTCTAGTTCGTACATGCTGCCCGGAGACCCGAACGCTGAAGGCTACAAACCAGCACGGGTGGACATCGCGGCATGGCTGCGCAACGCACAGAACGTTGACGCATCGGCCGACGTGACACAACGAAACTACCTGTTGCGCGGTATCGGCTGGCTGTTCAACATGGGGCGGACGCCTGAAGAAGTCATTGCGCTTGCTCGTATGGTAATGAAGAACCTGCCGACGCTTGATCCTGCACGTCCATGGGAAGATGACGATCTCTGGCAGATCGTCAATAGCTGTATCAAGTGGCGTGTTGAGTACAGAGAGATTCCCTGGGACTTCGTAGAGGGTCTGGAAGAACGTCCGTCCGAGGAAGAACTGGCAGAAGTTGAGAAGGAACTACGACGCCGGAAGATACGAAAACTAGTAGACGACATAGAGGCTGCATCCGCGCGGAACGAAGTCGATACGGCGGACCGTCGTGTCACGGGTGAGGCCATCTTCGATGAACCGGAGGACACGCCTTGCTTGTGGGGTTCTGGCGATCAAATCTTGTGGTCCTGTGGCGAAGCGGTCATGCTCGCAAGCCAGCAGGGCGTTGGCAAGACGACGATCGCACAGCAGTTGATATTGCATCTGATCGGTGTGCGTTCGGATGACTTCCTCGGACATCCGGTGCGCAGGCTGCCGGAAGAGTCGAAGGTGCTCTATCTCGCACTCGACCGGCCGCACCAGGCGATGCGCTCACTTCGCCGGATGGTGGACAAGTCGGCGCTGGACGTGCTGCGCGAGCGTCTGGTGATCTGGCGCGGTCCGCTTCCGTTCAACATCCTCGCGAGTACGACGGGATTTGCGGACTTCGTACAGGAGCAGTGTCCGGGCTGTGCGGTCGTTGTGGTGGACTCCGTGAAAGACCTTGCGCCCGGTATCTCGAAGGACGAAGTCGGTGCGGCGCTGAACTTGGCGTGGCAAGAGGTCATCGCGCGAGACATCGACATGATGCTGCTTCACCACGAGCGCAAGGCATCGAACGGCGAGCATCGTCATCACAAGCTGGACGACATCTATGGTTCGACATGGTTGACCAGCGGTCTCGGTTCGGTGTTTGCGCTCGAAGGTGAGCCGGGCGATGGCAACATCGAGATGAAGCATCTCAAACAGCCTGTGATGGAAGTCGGTCCACTGAGCGTGCGCCACAATCACGCGACCGGAACAAGTGTCATCTTCGAGGAGAACACAGGACTGCGCTACGTCATGTACCAGGCTGGCGCGGTACGGCCGGAAGCCGGCGTAACGGCTGCTTCCCTCGCTCGGCGGATGCTGTGCGGAGACAGCGAGCCGCTAGAGCGTGACGTGAAGCGTATTCAGCGAAAGCTTGACAAGTTGCTGAAACTGGATACGCCACTCGTCGCGAAGGTTTCTCGTACAAAGGATGCGGAGGGAAAGCTCGGATCGAATACGTACTACCTGACGGCTGCGGCTATCTGGGCACACCAACAGGATGAACCTGACAACGACTTCGGGATGTGAGTAAGAAATGACTGATGAAATGATCGAATGGGCACACGCTGCGGTAACGGCTGCAGAAGACAAGACTGTACGTGACAAAGTGAGCAGGGAGAGTGAACGGCGTAGTACGGAGGAACTGGTCCAGATGCCTGTGTTTACTGCTCGTGGGAATCTATGCTGCCCTTCTTGTGGTGAATACTGTGGTATCGAAACTCTCGAAAACAGCATAGAAGTACGTACAGACCACGACGATTACGAAGACGATAATCAGTTGCGCACAAGAGGTGGATTTGTTCGTATCTTCATGTGGTGTTCACTTTGTGGCTTTCACTTCAACCTAACTACGGGTAACCACAAGGGTTCACAACTGATGGCTGCTTGCGGTGGATGGCCTGGAGAACTTGGACGCGCACTTCTAGACAGGCATGAAGCAGATTTAGACGAAGTGGAACAGTGACTATGCGTAGTTACTTGGTAACTAATCGTCCATGGACACACCATGGACACCCGGCGGACAAGATCGTTTCGCGCTGGTACCCACGTAGGTATGTGACCTGGTGAAACACGGAAATCGGGGAGCCGGCGACCATGGACGCACCATGGACACCACCTTGGACAAGATCATCTTTTCGTGTCCATGGACGAAACCATGGACACTCCATGGACAAGATCACCGGTTTTTCACGAAACCGCAGGTCAAACCATGGACACGCACCATGGACGCACCATGGACAGCCACGCCGGCCCGAACCATGGACACAACCCCCCGACTCTTTAGAGTCGGGGGTGTCCATGGGGCGGCGGGGTCCGGACGGAGAGAGCATCAAGATCACGTGTCCTGAAATAGGTACATATCGGACATCGTTTAATTTACGCTTTCGCGAAAAGGATGCTCAGATGACAAAGGAACGGCGCCTCACGCGTGTCATGTTCAACCAACTGGTCCTAGTTGACGAACTCGCGGACGGTCGAAAGCTCTACGTTCGTCCCGACGTCTGGCATCGTCCACCGCTCCGGCAGAACGTGAGCAAGGTCGTAGATACAGCGGAACAAGCGGAACAGCGCGTGCGTGAAGTGTCTCATTGCCTTCGTGCGCTTCACATGCGCTTCGCCGGCCGTCCAATCGCGGACATCGCACGCGAGATCGGCGAGCCGTATACGCGGACCTACCGCTGGCTCCGAGGTGTGCATCCTGGTGGTCTGGTCGACACACAGGAGTTTTTCATCATCACGCCCGGGACGCTCGAAGTGATGGAAGTTGACGAAGAAGACTTGAACGTGTTAGGCTACACGCAGGAACAAGGAAGCAAGGACGAGGAAGAAGGATAACGATGAGCCGTCGATTGTACATTCCCCGCGAGGTACACGCTTACTTCGAGGCCAAAGGCTTCGACTACAGCGATGTGCTCGACGCTATGGACGAAGTTGTGCCAAGCGCTGAGACTGCCGATCACAGTCTTTTCGATCAAGAGAATCTGAAAGAAATTCAAGATAGACTCTATGCGATTGTATCCTGAGCAGGAAGAAGTACGACGATGCTTGCTCTCCGTACGGTTGGTGACCTGATAGGCGCACTCTCCAGCGCGGCTCCGGATACAAGCCTGGAAGTGGTTGAGAACAACGGTGATGCAGTCGCGGAGTTCTCCTTGGTCGACGTAGACGTCCGTCCGTCGGTCGTGACGCTCGGCGTGACGCTCGACGCTGTTCCGCTCGACGGCGAGATTCTCGACTTCTTGCAGGAGATCGCAGACGGCAGGACCAGGCATAGCAAGCGAGCGAAGGAACTACTAGACACGCTGTAACGAGACTAAGGAAAAGGAGTTGTGGTGCAGATCCAGTCCAGAGGCGCACACCGCCGATCTCAGGTAACCGGAGACGTGCGAACGGGAACTGAGATCGTGCTGTTCGTGCCAGACTTCGAGATGATGTGCCGGCCGCTCGAGGAGATCGAGCGCGCGGCAGCATCGATGGTCACCACCTGCCTGGTGGCGCGCAAGCTGGCGTTGACAACTGTGACGAGTGACGAGACGACGAAGGAAGAGTAACGACGCAAGCCGGCCGGCTTGTGCGTCGATGCACACTCGTGGTAGGCTCTACACGTAAGGAAGAAGGAAAACGGAAGAGCGAGCGGACGGAGTGGCAGAGATGATGAACTTTCAGGACATCGAGCAGGAGCGGATCGACGCTCGCAAGGCCGCTGTTCAGGACATCACGGATCTCGCTACCTCGCGCGGCTGGACGATCTCGTTCGACGTGGACGCTACGTTCCTCTCGATGCGGCGCGGCACCGACTCGGTGGCAATCGACATCACGGCGGATGGTCGGCTGCTTCGCTCCGCGACCGTCATCAGCGGCCGTTCCGAGTACCTGAAGGGCAAGAACCTACGCAAGCGCATCCTTGACGCGCTGGCCTGAGACAAGGGAGAAGTGGCATGGAAGAGCAAGGAACAGCATGGCAACGAGTAGCTGACTCAGCACTGGAGGTTATCAAGGACGCGCGTGCCACCATGAATCATGATCGTCGGATGGCAATGCTCGCTGAGGCACAGACGATGCTTCTTGTATCGATTCTCCATGAATTGGACTCGATCAACCACAAGACGAGTGCACGGTGAGCGAAACCACAGTCGACGTCTGGATCGTGACGAAGAACGACGACGATGACGGTCCCTGGGAGATCTGGCACGATTCGGAGGTTGTCAGTACCGTTCGCAGCCATTACGACGGGATCGAGGTTCTGCGGATCGCAGAGCGGCACGCCGGACATGCGTTGTCGTGGCACCTACAGACTGGCAACATCAACGCCACGTGCGTTCTCGGCATCTGGCAGGGCTGAGTGATGGCGGAGTTCAACCAGATGCAACGGGAGATGGCGACGCTCGTTGCCAAGACCGAGGGAACCAAGAGCATCGAAGACACCAAGAATGGAGAAAAGTGATGAGCAAGCACTACCGGATTACGTGGTTGGACGGAAGCACGAAGGATGTTGAGTGCGACACTTCGTGGAATGCTGGCGGAGTTTTCTTTTTCGGCAACAAATCTCGTCCTTTCTATATGGTCACGTTGACGGAGACTCGTTCTGTTGAGCTGTTGAGTGACGACTCCGATGCCGCCGTATGACGCTGAGCAGATGCGCGACTACCGCGCGGGTAATTCGGACTATGCTGAGCGCAACCGGCAGCGCAACAAAGCAGCGCGTGCGGCCGACGCGGCACTGAAGAGGCTGCACCGCGCGGAATGGGAACGGCTGTTCGCTGCCGAACTCAAGGAACGAGGAATCGAAGAACGTCGCTGATCGTGTAGACTTACGCGAAGCGAAAACTCGAGATGAAGACGGAGGAACGAAAGATGACGAGTCCGGCCCGGACCGCAGCAGCCCTGCCGGCGATCAGCGCGACGGCAGTTCACGTGCTGCGCGCGATGCGGAAGCACCCGGAGAAGGAAGTCTTCAGCGGGGACGTGATGCAGACTGCCCGCGTGGCGTCCGGCACCGCGTACGCGCTTCTCTATCGGCTCGAGGCGCACGGCTACCTTCAGTCGCGGATCGAGCAAGGAGACGCGCGACGTCTGCGGCGTCCGCTCCGCCGCTACTACAGCTTCACGAAGAAGGGCCTTCAGGCGATGGACAAGCTGCTGAAGAACGACGCGACGGAGACGCCTCAAGCGAGCAACGGATCCGCCCACGTCGTGCACGAGATCGCGCAGAACACCGCGCTGTACATCGGCGGGCCGATGCACGAGCAGACCGTGAGCCGATCGGCCGGCTACTGGCGGCACTATCGCGACGACAAGGGCAACGGCCTTCGCAGGGAGCAGGCACAGCGTCTCTATGATCTCCAGCGCTCGGGATCGAAGATCGGATTCTATCGGCTGGTGCTCGCACGTGGTTGTTCGTACTACGTGTGGTCCGATATCGAGGTGTGACGGAGATGAAGCAGACCATTCTCTGCGCGCTCGGCATTCTGTTGCTGCTTTCTGGATGCAAGAGCATGTCTGCGGATCATACGTGTGCCTCATGGAATAAGAACGGAACGTGCCAAGTCTGGGTTAAGGACAAGTAGGAGGGCGATCCCGGATGGTCCTGTCAACGAGTAAGCCCTGCGAATGTGAGTGCGGCTGCACGGAGCCGGCCGAAGACGTGTACTTCTCGCTCGAGCAGACGGATGACGAAGACAACGGAATCATGATGTGCACGGGCTGCGGACGTGGTCAGCACAAACTCTGAACGCAAAGAACGACCCCCGGGTCTCGGGCCCCGGGGGTCGTTCGTCTTTGGACCACAGGAATTGCGTCCTGCGCGGTTCAATCGTTCGTCACACGGAGGATCCCTGTGGCTGGTACAGACTACTGCAAGATCCACATCACGGCGAACGTACTTCCATCGTCAGCCGCGATCCGTCACGGCTGACGATGCGTAGCCGTACCGGTTCGCTCCAGTCGTCACTGAGTTGCGCAAGCAACTCAGATGACACGTCAACTGAGTACACTTGCGGCAACTCTTCGTCAGGGTTCTCATCGTAATCACGCTGACCCATGCCAGTAGCCTACTGCCGGCCGGCTGTCACGGACCGGCCGGCGGCGGGATCGGGACCTCCGTGCTCTCCGTGGTCGCCACGGCGACGGCTGCCGTGCTCGCCGCGACCACGTCTGAGAGGCCCTGTACGGCGCTCTGGACGCCTGTCAGGTCCAGGGTGGGGTTGGCCTGCCTCAGCAGGTCCAGCTCCTGCTGGACCAGGCCTGTGGCCGTCTGGAGGGCAGTGGTCTGGGCTGCCTCCGCCGCGCTGAGTGCCGCGATCTGGGAGGCGAGGCTGTCAAGGTCGCTCTGCTGCACCATTTGTGTGCTCCTGATGTCCTGCACGGTTGCCAGAAGTTGATTCAGCGTGTCCGTGCTCGTTATCACGATAGCTACGTCAGACACGCCAGAAGCGTAGCAGCGCATACAGACGTGTGGTAGACTCCTGTAGGACTACGGAAAACAGATGAACGATGAAGGGATGAACATGGATTTTCGCGTTGAACTCTGGCACGGTGCGAGCGAGTATCTCGGCGTCCTTGCCGGCACGCTCGAAGACGACGTCATGTCTCTGGTCTGCCCTCACACCGTTGCGCTGTCCGACGATGAGCTGCTCACGCAAGCTCTCGCCACTCTTCTTTTGGTGGATCATCGGCACGGCAACGACGGATTCTCCCTGGTTCGTCTGCGGGATCACATCCTGCAATACGCGCTTGACGAAGAACTGGAACGGATCCAGGCTAGCAGGTAGTCAATCGGAGAAAGGAATGAGGAGCGATGAAACAGCGTGATGTCTTCGGCAGAACACGTTTCGAGCGATTTGTATACGATTGGTCAGGTTTTATTGGATGTGCCATATTTATCGTTGGACTCATTGTTCTACTCTGCGCGATACTGTCCGTGACAGTTGGTTCGGGTAACTCATATTGTCCGCACGGACATCTCGTGATGATTCCAGCAGGAAAAGGTATATTGATTCCGGTCTGCCAGAGCAATTGACACAAGGAAAACGAGAAAGGAACAGAAACGATGCTCTCCTCGAAGTTCGCATCCCTGTCGGCCGGGATCGCCACGTTCGCTGTCTGCCTCGCGGCGCTCGCGGTGTCCTGGTGGTCGCTCGATGCGCTCGGGATCCGCTACGGCCTGCCGCCAGCGCTGGCGCTCATCGTCAGCGCCACGCTCGACGGCGTGGCGGTGGTCAGCGCCAGCCACCAGCGATCGGCAGCGCTGCGTGGTGACGGTGCAGCGCTCGCGCGCTTGACTACGCTGGCGTTCGCCAGCGCCAGCGCTTGGCTCAACACGCAGCACGCAGCGCTGAGCGGGCACGCCAGCGCCAGCGCTCGCACCATGTACGCCGTGCCGCCGATCGCTGCCGTGCTCGTGCTCGAGCTCAGCGGGCGAGCGGCGCACCGCGAGCGCTTGCGCCAGCTCGGGCGTACGCCGGCCGCTCTGCCCGTGCTCGGCGCGCTGACCTGGGCACTTCACGGCGGCTCTGCGTGGCGGACGCTGAGCGATGCCGTGCTGGCTCGCTTGGCGCTCGCTCGGGCGAGCGCTGACCTGCCAGCGCTGGCGCTGAGCAAGCATGATCATCGAGCGCTCGCTGAGCGGGCGCCAGCGGTCAGCGCCGAGGTGCTGAGCACGCCAGCGCTGAGCGCTGAGCAGCCTGCCGGCGAGCAGCGAGCGCTGAGCAGCGCTGAGCGAGCGCTAGCGCTCGAGCAGCACATCACCAGCGCGCTCAGCGCTGCGAGCGCTGAGCTGCAGAACGACCCGAGCGCTCAGCGATCGGCAAGCGCGAGCGCCGAGCAGAGCAGCGAGCAGCGAGCGGAGCGCCAGCGTCCGGCCGGCGCGCGCTCGAGCACAGGCAGCAAGGCGAGTGCGATCAACGACGCGCTCGAAGCGCTCGGCATCGGCCCGGAGGTCGACGTACCAGCGGTCCACGCCTGGATCATGGACAACCGCCCGGGGACCACGGTCGGAGACTCCACGATCCGTGCCAGGCTGCGCACGGCGCGACAGGAGCAGGGCCAGACCAGCACGAAACTACGCTCTGTGACCTGATTCTGTGGTATACTGGGTGTTCCCGGAAAACTGAAAGGAACACCATGTCGAAGCAGATTGTCACTGCGAAGGTAGAACCCGATCTCATCGAGCGTATCGATCTTCTGTGCACAGCTCTTGGCGTCTCTCGTTCCGATGGTATCGGCCGCATGTTGGAGAAGGTGGTCAATACCGATCAGATCACGAACGATCTGAAATCTGAGCGAAAAGCAGAGTTAGACGAGCAGGAAGCGCAGCGAGATGAAGCGCGTAAGCGCTGGAACGAGAGCAAGACTGCGCGATGAGACACGGGACGTGCGTCTACTGTGGTGAATCTAGCGTGCAAATACAACAAGATCACATAAAAGCACGTTGTCTCGATGGGCAAGATGTAGAGGAAAACCTTGTCCCTGCTTGTGCACGCTGTAACTCAGACAAGAGAGCTAGATCTCTTCTTGATTGGGATCCTATTCGCGTACTGCACGCCGCAAAAACTAATGCACATGTAGCACATGTTCTCATCGAAGAACTCGAAAAAGCGCACACAAAGAAGCCGAAGAACAATGCTGCCACGTGGCTACGTAAGTTTCGTAGAGAGCACAAGGGAGAAGAACTCAAGACCTATGTTGTCGCTGACACACTGATAGGCATATCGACTGCCTGTCATACGGGAGGTCCGCTGCACGGTCTGTCGCTCGAAGCCGCTAGGAAGGCGAGCCAAAGGGCCGGGTTTCCGCGCCCGGTGGGCAGAGGCTCGGACAGGCACCGACAGCGGCTGTACAGGCAATCTGATCTTGAAGCGTGGATGGCACAGAGATGTGACTGACTACAGATAGTAGCCGGGTATACCGCTGTCCTCGATATCCAGAACTCAGTTTCCTGGGGATATGCAGGCGTTGTCCCAGGGACAGCGGTATACCGTAGTAACGGAGAGTGATCGTTCCCCTGTAGCATTCAAGAAGCGCGTATGGTAGGCACTGAAAACGCAGAGCCCCGGCTCGTGACCGAGGCTCTGCTCTGACATCCAATCCCAGCTTGGAGGCCAGCGGTGCCTATCCTTTCGCATCCCGCAGCACTTCTGAACACCCCGGTTCCCGTGGTGCTGTTCATGGTCGTTCTCATCGGTTCGGTACTCCGCACGAAGAACGTCCGTGCAGGTCGGCTACGGAATCGGCGACACGACAACGGAACCAGGAACCTGAGCACGGGAGACATGCGTGTCGGCCGTCACCTCGGCGGAGGCGTGCACATGCTCGACGCGTATCTGAGCGGCGGCGCCCGATTCATCAACGCGGTTGCGCTGCTCGGGTACGTCGGCATCCCGCTGCTCGCGTGGCTCGTGTGGCCTCTGCACACCTCTGCCGGCGACTGGCTGCTACTCGGGATCCTGGCAATCGAGTACGCAGCGGTCACCACGATCATTGTCGGTTCGTTCCTCGCGCCTGCCTCGCTCGATCGGTTCGCGACGCGTTTCCTGGTCCGTCGTCAGCGTCCGGTCGCGCCGCTCGCTCCACCCCCGATCGCGAGCATGGCTGCGCCCGGTCCTGTCGTCACCGCTACGGTCATCAGCCCGGACGGTACGGCTGAAGTCGCTGAACTTGTGCGAGTGCCGTGATGGCAGGCAAGGACAGCCAGCAGCTCACCAGAGAACTGCTGAACAACCTAGGGCCGAAGACGACGATCTGGCGTCTTCTGTACCGCTGGTTCTCCGGACGTCCGCTCGGGAAGCGGATGACTGATTCCGGGTTCATCCGGCCGGCAAGTGCGCACATCGATCAGTACCGTCAGGTCCCGTCCGCGTGGATGATGTGGCCAGGCTGGAAGCGCTCAGTCGTTCGGCAGGTGTGCGCGTTCGTCGCACTCTGGACGCTCTACCAGTGGTGGACCGGGCACACGCGGACGATTGTCATTGCCTACGGCATCGCGCTCGGTGTCTGCGCGGTTGGCGGTTCGTTCCTGTTGTATCGCGTGATCCGCGATTGGAAGAACTACCGAGAGCGTGTCCGTCCGCTCGCGTACAGTCTGCGCGGAGTCGTTGGCTGGCCTGTCGCGACACAGCCGAACTCTTGGATCAGCGTTCCGAGCGACCTCGGCAAGAACCCGGACGCGCAGGTCTGCATCAAGCTCCCACTTGACAACAAGTGCGATACGGCCACGCGCAAACTGATTACGGATATCGCGACGTCTCGGCTTGCGCTCGAAGATCCGGAGTTCACGTTCCAATTAGCAGGGCAGGAGCCGCACGTGTTGATTCGTCCCGCACTCCAGCCACCGAAGAAGGTCGGATACAGCGACGTACTGCCGTTCTTCGATGGTCTGAAGGCCGATGAGGTCGTTGTTGGTCTCGGCATCCGAGAGAAGCCTGTTACGTTGTCGCTCGCGACCGAACCACACATCTTGCTCAGCCTCACAACTGGTGCAGGAAAGTCAACTTTCATCGGCTATCTGGTCGCGCAATTGCAGTATCTCGAAGGCGCACTCGTGATCGTGCTCGATCCGAAGCGTACTTCTCTGATGCATCTGCGCAATCAGCCGGGTGTTGTCTACTGCTCGACTCCACAGCAGATGCACGAGGCATGTCTTGCAGCGGCCAAGATAGCGGATGACCGATACACGTTCATCGAGCAGACGAATGACGAACACGCCTGTGACAACCTGCCTCGCATCTTGGTCATAGTCGAAGAGGCCAACATGCTTGCCGACCAGTTGCAGGACTACTGGCGCGAGATCAAGCCGCAGGGTGCGCCGATCAAGAGCCCTGCGATCCGTGCACTTGCGAAGGTTCTGTTCACCGGTCGTGCTTGCCGGGAGAACGTGATCTGTGCTGCGCAGTACGGACTCGCGGCTGTGACGGGTGGCTCTGCCGGCCGGGAGTGCTTCGGCGGTAGGTTCCTGAAGGGATCCCCTGCGCAGTGGAAGCTGCTCGCGCCTGAGGTCAAGCCAGCGCCGAAGAAGCCGAAGGTGCGCGGTCGCGTCCACCTGATCGAGCAGGACACCGCTCGAATTGTGCAATTCCCCTACCTCACATCGGGCGAATTGCGAGACATCGCTGTGCAGGCACGCGAGAAGTTCGGTTACGAATCAACGATGATTCCGCGAGACGTGCCTGAACTGCTGAGCGCACACGGACTGGATACGTTCGAACTGTCCAGTGCAGGGCAGAAGGCTCTTCCGGCAGAGCGTGATGCGGATCTGCTCAGCCTTGCAGAAGCTGTGCAGGCAGGCGGACCACTGGAGGGCATGAGCCTAGAGGCAGTTCGCAAGGCGAGTCAGCGTAACGGTTTTCCGGAGCCGGCAGAGCGCGGCGACGGCCCGAGCGGACAGCGGCTGTACGACCGCGAAGAACTGTTCGTGTGGATGATCGAGCGATAGGAATTTGAAGGTGACCCTAACGCAGGCCGAGGCGTGGGCTCTCGTTATTGCGGTTTTTGTCATTGGCATAGTGCTTTCTTGCATTCTGCATCCTAAGACCAAATGCAAAGTATGCAATGGCGAAGGACGGTACTATGGCGCGATTGCCAACGGATCGTTCCGTCATTGCTTCAGTTGCGCCGGCGGCGGCTGGCGGTATAGGTTCCCACTCCGTGTTATGCACTTCTTGTTCAAACATCGGTAGTGTGCTAGGCTACGTTGAGACTACCGACGAAGGAAGACAGACAGGAGACAGACCGTGACTCGTCACAAGCGCACAAACCAGATGGTTTCGATCAACTGGCACCGTCGCAAGCCGATCAAAATCACACCACACGGCAAGTTCGTGCTTGCGCGATCCTTTGTGGTGTTCGTCGCAGCGCCGGCCGTCGCGATCGGCTCGAGCAGCATTGCCGTCGAGGCCGGCGCGGGAGCTGTGCCTGTGTCCTACGTCGTCTACCGCGTTGCTCGTTGGCGTGCTGCCCGGAAGGCTCGAGTCCAGCGCGTGCTGCGACGCCAGCAGTCACGCACCATACCGCAGCCTGTGAAGATTGAGGTTGCCCTGCGCGATGGCGGACGGTGCCGGCAGTGCGGCACGACCGAGAACCTGCACTATGATCACATCTATCCGTACGCGCTCGGCGGATCGAGCCTGGATCCTGGCAACATTCAACTGCTGTGTGGCAAGCACAACCAGCGCAAGGGTGCGAAGGTTCTGAGGTAGTAATGGAATACGTCGAAGAGAACGTGATGGGCGAATGTCCGTACTGCGGATTGTTCGTCTATCACCGTAAGAGCCGCACACCGACGACGGACACGCGGAATCTGAACATCGCCAAAGATGAACGTGGCGTGCACATCATGGTCATGCGGTGCTGTGGAGCGCGAGTAACCTGATGTGTACGGGCAGGTTGTGCACGTGCCGTTGCCTGGATTGCAGGGACGGCATGTGCAGAGCATGTCCGCTCTGTAAGTGCGAATGCAATCGATACGGAAAAGAGACGATAGAAGATGTCAGTAACAACGGCAGCGCAGGCTGTCCAGCTCGGACCAGCGGGCTTTGACGACTGGATCGAGGAGCAGGTGTATCCGGCACGGCGTAGGCGTCGTAAGGCTCTCCATCGGGCGTCTACGGCCGCCGAGCGATGGTTCACGGGACAGCGCGCAGCGCTTCCACGCAGGGCCGTGATTGCCGGCACGCTGATAACGATTGTGCTCATTACCGGAGCAACCACGCGAGGCAGGTAGATAACAGTGGCTAAGTTGGTGCGGATCGCAGTGCATGCGTTCTGCCCTAAGTGCCTGACGCACGTGACGATGCGTCAGGCGAAGCCGAAGGCTGATCCGTTGTTGCTGCTCTGTGAGTCGTGCGGAAAGCAGCAACGCGCAAACACAGCAGACGTTATCCGCGTGCTGAAAGGATCGAAATGACAGACGTGCCGAGCGCTGAGCAGCCGATGACGCAGTCTCGCTGGATCCAGGAACACAGGCTCTTGACGTGTAGGATCGTGGTCCCGCAGGAACGCGAAGACGTCCAGACGAGCGACGCGCAGTTCATGCACGCCGCGCACGAGGCAGCGAAGAAACTGCACGTGAGAGCTGCTGACGCGGGGATGTGGTTCGCCGAGTACTCAACTCTTGAAGAAATCAGGTATTGGGTGCCGAGCGCAGGCAAGTCCGGGGGCGAGTGGCGGATCCGGAAGGACTGCAAGGATCTCGATATCGAGGACCTGCGCATGCAGGTCGTCCTGCATCTGCGCGCGGAATGCGTGATGGCACCAGAATTGGCGGTACTGGCGGACGGTCCGAGGCAGGCTGTTGAGTACGCGCAGGAACGCTGGCCGTACAACGGCGGATCGCGCGTGCTAGCCATCACGGACAAGATCTCACTTGCGCGACTGCACGGGCACCGCTACGTGCCCTTTACGATCGCGCCCGGAACTCAGAGGTTGATGTGGCACCGAGACACAGCACATCACGAACGCGCTGGACGTATCGCTATCACGTCCGATACGCAGTACATCCCAGCGGTCGGCGGGGGCGGAAACTGACGGCGTCCACCACGCTGTTGATGTTGCTCGCACTTGCTGACCTCGGTGCGCTGTTCGGGATAGTGCACATCGTAGGCACGTGGTAGGAACGGACATATGCAAATGTGTCACCATTGGTACCACTCTCAACACGTGTCATCAAGCACTACACAACGAGTAACGGGTTTGGTATGGTGCGTGACAGTTCACTCGTTCCCCCGGGTCGGAGCGTTTGAATAGATCTTCCGGTGTCGCCCCTGTTGACCGGTGCAGATCCGACAAAGGCACGTACGCACCCATCGCGTGCGTGCCTTTGTTGTGCGCCGTGCAGCGCGTGCTCGATGACGAGAGAAGAGGAAAGATGGTAAAGCTCCTGGATTACTCGTTCGCCCGTCCGGATCCTTCTCGTGTCAAGGCCGCTGGCTATTCGGGCGTGATTCGATACCTCTCGCACAGCGCGAGCAAGACCCTCACGGCAGCAGAGCGGGACGTGCTGCACGCCAACGGCCTTGGTATCGCGCTGCTCTGGGATTCCTCGCGCCATCGGCCGTTGACGTCGAGGAACGGCGGATACTTCGACGGTGCGCACGCAAACGCAATGGCAAGTGTGCTCGACTGGCCGAAAGACCGACCCATCTATACTGCTATCGACATCCACACGGTCCGGGATGGTCTAAAGATTGTGGCCAACTACCTCGGAGGTTTCGAGGCTGCTATCTGGCCCCATCCGCTCGGCATCTACGGCGAGATTGAAATCATCGAGTTCTGCGCGCGCTATGACACTCCGTACCTCTGGCAGACGCAGCCTTGGCAGCGTGTGGAGGTGAGCAGCCGAGCGCGGATCGTGCAGCTCGTTGACCCGACTGGCTTCCCCGATACCGATCTTGACGTGATCCAGGGACCGGAAGATACTGACTGGGGCGGATGGTTCAACGCACCACCGACCAGGGGCGAAGTGATGAAGGGAAACGGATGTCTGCGATCGAAGAATACGATACCAACACAATACCGTTGACGTTTGTGCAGGACGAGACTGAGCGAAAGATGCTCGTCTCACAGAACTTGATTGATCGCGTGTTTGCTTATCGCATCATCGGTGAAGACGAGTCGGCCATCGGCTCGCGGCTCGGTCTGCCGGCCGTCGCGATCAGTGCAGTCATCGACTATGCCACAGACCAGATCGCGGCGTACAGCCAACAGACGCAGCGTATGCGCGCGCTCGAGGGTGCTCGATATGATCGAGCCGAAGTTATCGTGAACGATACGCTCGAGGGCAATCGGCAAGGACTTCAGGGAGAGGTTGAGCGAAAGCTGACGCTTGCCGCGATCAACCAACTACTGAGCATTTCGGCAGCACGACGGAAGTTGTTCGGGATGGATGCGCCAGCACAGGTCCAGGTCGAGGGAAGCATCAAGTACGAACTCGTCGGAATCGATCCGGAGTTGCTGAAATGATCATCAATCTGTTCGGAAGAACGTACGTTGCGGAGCAAAAGAACGGTTCGCCCGGGTATCGTCTCGGCCCGCTGCTTGTGCCAGACGTTGAGATGACGCAAGAAATGATTGAGAGGATAGAAAGGACAGTAGACGGTCTTGCGACTATTGATGACGTCAAGCAGGTAATCAAAGCCTTGCGGCGATGATTGTGTATGTCTGACAACGAGCACACCCTAGCCTGGTCCGTCATGACTCGACCGTATCTAGACGGAAACCTGCCTAGTCGTCTGCGGTATCACGAAGAGACCAACGCGGATACTGGCTACGGAGAATGGATCCGTCGTCAACTCGCAGACGTGATGGAAGAAGCAGGAAACGAGTTCATTCGAACACATTCGGATCTCTTCTACACAAAGTTGACGTGAAGAATGACAACGGAACAGAGTTCGATCAAACTCGAGTTTCGAGGCGCGGGCAAAGAACTGCTCGAGTCCAAAGCTGCACAGATCCTCATCGCAGGACCAGCGGGCACGGGCAAGAGCGTTGCTGCGATGACGAAGATTCATCTCGCGTGCTTGCTCGTGCCGGGCGTCCGCGCTCTGGTCGTGCGCAAGACGCATGCGTCCCTCACAGCGTCCACACTCGTGACCTTCCGGAAACAGGTTGCGCCGGAAGCCATCAAGAGCAACTTGCTCTTGTTCTACGGCGGCTCCGGGCAAGAGCCGGCGGCCTACCGCTACGCCAACGGCTCGACCATCGTCGTCGGCGGGCTGGACAAGCCTACGCGGATGCTGAGCACGGACTATGACATCATCTTCATTGACGAGGCTGTAGAGGTCACGGACAACGACGTAGAAACTCTCCTGACTCGTCTTCGTAACGGCAAGCTCTCTTACCAGCAACTACTCATGGCGACAAACCCAGGTCCGCCGACGCATCATCTCAAGGTGCGCGCGGACGAAGGTCGTTGCCAGATGCTGCGATCCGTGCATCAGGACAATCCGCGCATGTTCAACGCGGAGACAGGCCAGTGGACCGAGGAAGGACAGCGCTACCTCGAGCTGCTCAAGAGCCTGTCCGGACTGAACTACTCGCGCCTCTATCTCGGTAAGTGGACAGCAGCCGAAGGCGTCATCTACGAAGCCTGGGACGAGTCCATACACCTGATCGAGCCGTTCAAGGTTCCCGATTCGTGGCAACGCTACTGGTCGGTTGACTTCGGGTACGTGCACCCTTTTGTGCTTCAGTGGTGGGCCCTGGATCCGGACGGACGTGCGTACCTGTACCGCGAGATCTACCACACGAAACGTCTTGTCGAGGACCACGCGCGGGCCGCGCTGAACGCGGTCTACCGTCCGGGCAGCGCGCGGCGCAAAGAGGACTGGATGGAGCCACGCCCGTTCGCTATCATCTGCGACCATGACGCAGAGGACCGAGCGACGTTAGAGAGGCATCTCGGCATGGCGACCGTGCCGGCGAAGAAGACCGTCTCAGACGGGATCCAGGCCGTACAGCAACGTCTTCGAGTCCAGCCGGACGGCAAGCCACGGTTGTTCATCTTCCGTAACTCTGTCGTTGAGCGGGACCGAGAACTCTCGCAGTACAAGGTTCCGACGTGCACAGCGGACGAGATTCCGAGTTATGTCTGGGCGGACCACAAGACGAAGGAACAACCGGTCAAAGAGTACGATGATGGCAACGACGCACTTCGCTATCTATGTGCCCAGGTAGACAACGTAGGCCGTCCACGCATTCGTTCGTTCTCAACTCACATAGGGATCTGATCACATGGCTGTCGTCGGCACTGTTGTTGCCACAGTTTCCCAGGTTGACCTATCACAGGTGCGTAAAACCTCGCTCGCCTGGACCAGCGACGGATCGGGCAACGTGAGCGGAAACTCGTTCACGTTCGGATCCGGCTGTATCGTCGTGGTGGAGTTCATCCCCGGTTCTGGTGGAACGCAGCCTACGCTCAACTACGATGTAGATTTCTTGGACGCCAACGGCGAATCGATGTTCGATGACGGTACGGGAACGAGCATCGGAGCAAACCTCAGTAACACGATCGGCGTGCACCGCGCTCCGATGATCGTTGGTACGAACGCAACTCCGGTCTACGCGCGTTGCTGGTTGCACGGTGGAGCGGGCTACCAGTTGACAGTGTCCGCAGCCGGCGCGTCCAAGACCGGGATCGTGAACATCTACCAGATAGAAGGCGTGCTGTAGGCCACTAAAAATTTGTTCGTTTTCCGCGTACATCGGGGTTGACACCTCTCTGAGACAGGAGTAGTGTTCTTCTTGTCAGCAGGAAAACGGAAAACAGAAAAGAGAAGACGATGAACAGCAACGGACAGCGCGGATTCTGCCCGAAGTGCCACCTGTTCACTCTCTGGATTACCGACAACGGCGACTGGACCTCAAACGAGTACTGCCTAGAGTGCGACCATTTCGACTCGGCAGGCCGTTACTGACAGACAGGCAATCGCCCCGATCTTCGGATCGGGGCGATTGCCATTTGTCACAATTCTTAGTTCAGACATTCCGGACATGACGTAGAGCCTGTGGTTCTGCTTGTCCGATCCTGCTACCCTGCGCACATGACCGACCTTGAGCATCCAGCTCGGCAGTCATCCGGTGCACAGGCGCCGCCTCCAGCTCCCGCGAGCGCGCCTGTGCCGCCCGGACACCTGCCACCTGGTCAGCTCGGTCTACAGCTTGTGCTGGTGGAGGTAGGTCCGGGACAACGCGCAGTGGCTCTTCAGACCACCGTGTTGTGGCGTCCGGAGGAGGCAGAGACATGGTCCCGAGCGATCCATCAGGCGGGCACACAAGCCCGGACGGGTCTGATTCTCGCCGGCCCGACGATGCCGCTCGCACCGAACGGCTCTGGGTGAGCGCGGACGGACTTCCGATCGCGGCTCCTGTCACGCGCAGGCCGCAGATCGATACTGCGGCGGCTCGGCGCCGTGCCCGCTACGTCATCACCTCGGTCCGAGCACTGCGCTCGTCCGCCACGTCCGTCAACGCGCTGTGGAGCAAGCTCCGCGCGATCCCGCTTTCGGTTGTCGGACTTGTGTGTATAGACTTTGCGGCATTTCATCTCGCGCACGGCTGGGGATGGCTGGTCACGGGTCTGTCGTTGTTCGTGCTTGAGTTGATGCTCGCGGACGATGACAGTGCAGAAGGCAAGACAGCACGAGACCTTGAACGTAAGCTCAGCGACATCGAGTTCATTGATGAACGTGCACGCAAGCAAAGGACAGTTGCCTAACTTGGCGGTTGTATGCAATCCGGCATCCGTAGGCTAGTAAATCAGGCGAGGAAGTCAAAAGCACCGATACCGTTAGCTCCGTACAACAACCGTAAGGGCTCCATCTTCGATCTCGGCGTAGGCCGAATGTCGAAGGAAGCGCAACTACGGACGTACGCGCAGTCGGGAACGGTCTACTCGATCGTCTCGCTTTTGCAGATGGCGCCTGCCTCTATTCCGTGGCATCTGTTCAAGAAGCAGCCTGTTGACGGCCGCGTTCGGTACACCACAGGCGATCGTGGCTCGGACCAGCGCATAGAGGTAGTGCAGCACGCTGCCGTGAAGCTCTGGCAACACCCGAACGCCTTTCACACCAACTTTGAGTTTCAAGAAGGCGCGAATCAGCATCTCGAGCTTGCCGGCGAGACGTTCTGGGTGCTGGACACAGAGACTTTCACATTTCCTACGTCGATGTGGTACGTCCGTCCAGACCGTATGGAACCGGTGCCCGACCCTGAGGACTACCTGATCGGCTGGATCTACACGTCTCCGCAGGGAGAACAGATCCCGCTCAAGTTGAAGGAAGTCATTCAGGAGAAGATCCCGGATCCGATGGACCCGTTCCGTGGCTTCAGTCCGACCGGCTCCATCATGGCCAACATCGAGCAGCAGAAATATGCGACCGAGTACCAGCGAAACCTGTTCATCAACGGTGCGACGCCAGGCGGGATGCTCACGGTTCCGAATCGGTTGACCGAACCTGAGTTTGATGAACTGATCGCGCGCTGGCGCGAGACACACCAGGGTGTTGCACGTGCGGGTCGCGTCGGCGTGCTGGAGAACGGCATTTCGTGGGCACCCGAAGGGATGAACAATAAGGATCTCGAGTACGGAAACCTTCGCCTGGCCAATCGTGACGAGATTCGCGAAGCATGGCGCATGCACAAGTCCATGCTCGGTACGGCGGACGACGTCAACCGTGCCAACGCGCAGACCGCAGAAGAGGTTTTCGTCTCGTGGCACACGGTCCCGCGCCTCGAGCGGCGAAAGCACACGCTGAACGAGAAGCTACTGCCGATGTTCGGCACGCTCGGCGAAAACGTCGAGTTCGACTATGACAATCCCAGCCCGGACAACCGTGAAGCGGACAGTCTTGAGCTCACCACGAAGACCAACGCAGCGCTCGTCCTTGTGCAGGCGTTGAACCAGGCTGGCCTGAGCTATGAGATCAACGACGTTTTCGAAGTCGTTGGCCTTCCGGGCATTGATACGGAGGAGAAGCCTCCGACGCCTGCACCAGCTCCGATCACCACGCCGGAGCCGACCACGCCCGAGCAAGAAAAGCAACAGAAAGACCTTGACAAGGTACTGGAGAACATGCGGCGCAACGCCGCTTGGAATGCGGCCAGAAGTAGGTGAGTTATGGATCAGAAGGTCTACCCGCTGAAGTGCCGTATCCAGGCGTCAGCGAAAGCCGGAGTCACGCGGGTTGATATCTATGACGACATCGGGGGCGGAGATGGTTTCTTCTCCATGCCCGGGATCTCGGCATCCGACTTCGCTGCACAGATCAGCGGTGTTCGTGGTGAGCTCGAGGTGCACATCAACTCCGCTGGTGGTGATGTGTTCGACGGGATTGCCATCCAGAACGCCATCTCTGGCTACAAAGGTGAAGTGACTACGATCGTTGACGGGCTTGCTGCCTCGATTGCATCCGTCATCGCGCAGGCCGGACGACGGCGTATCATGCGCGCCGGCTCGATGATGATGATTCACGATGCGTTCGGCGGCTGTGTCGGCAACGCGGCAGAGCTCCAGTCGATGGCAGCGACCCTCGACAAGATCTCCGACAACCTTGCCAGCATCTACGCCACGCGCAGCAAGAAGGGCACGCCGAAGTCGTGGCGCGAGTCGATGCGAGGCGAAACGTGGTACACGGCTGAGGAAGCGGTTGTCTCCGGTCTCGCGGACGGCATTGACGAGATCTCGGCGCAGCTTCCGGACGGGATGCCGATCGCAGCGTTCACGCACGTTCCCGATCGGATTGCGGCGCGGTTGACACTGCTGGACAAGACTCCGCGCGTTCGGGACAAGGCCTTGCCCGTGCACCACACTGACACCGTTGACACGACGTGGGACGGTGGAGCGGCAGAGAAGAACTGCCCTGCGAAGGCCTCGAGCCTGCGCGCGATCCATGCCTGGGAGGACACGTCCGACACGTCGGAGGGTGCGGACGACAAGAAGGGCAATTACAGGTTCCCGCACCACGCAACCCCCGGCGGCCCGGCGAACCTGAACGGCGTGCGTAATGGCCTGGCACGTCTGTCGGGCTCGAAGATTCCGGATTCCGACAAGCCCGGCGTTGAGGCGCACCTCCGCGCGCACCTGAAGGACGGAGGCGGAGGGGACGAGAACAACGAACTCGACTACTTCGTCACCAACTGGTCGAAAAAGGCGATCCGCGCACGGGAGCAGGCGTTGAGCATCCTTGCCACGCCAACGCTCGAGGCGGACAGCAACACGTTCGACGTGCGCAAGGTGATGGCGAAGGGTGAGCGTGCGGAGGATCCCGAGGCGTTCTTCCGCAACGTCTGCGCCGGCCGGAAGGCAGGCGATCCGAAGGACGTCGACAGTTGGTGCCTACCGTACAAGACGTCACCCACGGCGAAACCGAACGTGCACGCCATCCTGAGCGCACTTGCGCGACTGAGCACCGAGCCTGGGCTCACGAACCGTGAACAGGCTCGCGTGATGTTGACCGATCTGATGAATCGGATTGACCCAAAGTTCAGCGAGAAGTCGGAGGACATTGACTCCTCGCTGTTGGCAGCACTTTTCACTGAAGGCTTGAAGGGAGCCTAACCGATATGGCAACGAAACTCGTGGTTCCCAGTGAGCCCGACGAATTGATGGCGCTGCTCGGTGACCACCGGCAGGTGCAGGCGTACTTCTCTCGTGAGGCTGTCACTGACGGCACCACGAAGAAGTTCCTCGACATGTACGCGAAGCACTTCTCGAGCCGGCACAACGACTTCAACACTGAGATCCGAGACCAGGTCTCCGCCGAACTCTTCGACATGCTGCGCGCGAACGGTGGTGGCAGGACTCCGGTCGGCGCTGACAAGCTGATCGACTTCAGCAACGGTTCGCCCCGGTTCGCACCGAGCATGGCCGCTGTCGGCAAGGGCCGTGGCGCGGTCTACAACAAGCTCGCTCCGGGCGCTGTCTTCGAGCAGAAGTACCGCAACGAAGACCGGTTCTCGAGCATCGGCGAGTACTGCCAGGCCATCCGCGAGGAAGCGCGCCCGAGTACGCTGGCGAATCGGCAGGAACTCCTCCAGAAGCTCCAGAACGTTCGGGAGTTCCAGAACTCGTTCGGTTCGGAAGAGGCGGGAAGCGGTGGCTTCCTGATTCCGGAGATCATGCGGTCCGAACTGCTCCAGCTCGCGCTCGAGTCCTCGATCGTGCGTTCGCGCGCGACCGTGATCCCGATGTCTACGCTCAGCGTGCCGATTCCGACGGTGGACGACACGAGCCACGTTTCCAGTCTGTTCGGTGGCGTCGTGTTCTACTGGGCGGAGGAGTCCGCGAGCCTGACCGAGACGCAGGCCACGTTCGGGCAGATCCGGCTGACCGCCAAGAAGCTTGCCGGCTTCTTCAAGGTGCCGAACGAGTTGCTGGCGGACGCGCCCGCGTTCTCGGGCTGGTTCGACCAGCGGATCCCGATGGGTCTCGCGTGGTTTGAAGACCTCGCATTCATGACCGAATCGGGCGTTGGCACTCCGGAAGGCTTCATCAACTCCCCGGGCGTTGCCACCACGAACAAGGAATCCGGGCAGGCGTCCTCCACGATCCTGTGGGAGAACATCACCAAGATGTACGCCCGGATGCTGCCCACCAGCATCCCGAACGCCGTATGGATCTGCGCAATCGACACGTTCCCCGAGCTTGCGACGATGGCGCTCGCTGTCGGCACGGGTGGTGGCCCCGTCTGGATTGGGAACTTTGCTGGTGGCCAGGGCGGCAAGGACATGCCGCCCGTGACGATCCTTGGCCGGCCGGTCATTTTCACGGAAAAGGTGCCGGCGCTCGGCACGACTGGGGACATCAACTTCGTTGACCTGAGCTATTACCTCATTGGTGATAGGCAGCAGGTTGAAGTTGCTGCGTCTGAACACTACGCCTTTCAGAATAATCAAACCGCGTACCGCATCATTTCCCGCGTAGACGGCCGCCCCTGGTTGCAGACCCCATTGACACCTCATAATGGATCTTCAAACACGCTGTCGGCCTTCGTGCAGTTGCAGACCCGTTAGGTTCTGTAAGAAAACAACTGAATATGGACGGTACCCAGCAGTGGCGCCCTGGGATAAACGCCAAAGCCATCTAGAAAGGTAACAGCCAATGGCTGCAACTATTGCTGGTCTTGGTCTTGGTCGGGTCTACGATGTGGTCCCGATCGCGGCAAGCCAGGGCATCAGCATGCAGAACTGCAATGCGATCGACTTCGTCTGCACTGAGAGCGGAGGCGCAACGACCTTCACTCTCACCGTGGCGACGACGTTCGCAGGCACCTACCGTGCGTACAACTTCTTCACGCCGAACTTCACGCCTTTCACGGTCTACTGGACTCGCACCAGTGACACGGCGGGCACGGTGGCATGGGTCCGCAACACGCAGACCGCAGCGAGCACCGTCGTCAGCGCGGCCACGTCTGACACGCTCGTGATCCCGCTCTACGCCACGCAGCTTCCGGACGGTTACAAGTACGTGAAGCTGACGGCTACGGGCGGAACGGGTCTCGTGACGGCAGTTCTTCACGACCTGTCCGTGGCGCGCACGCCTGCGAACATGACCGTCCCGGGGGCCTGATCGATATGTCGAGCATGGTCAAGGGCACGCAACTGCGTGTGGAAGTGTTCGGTTACCAGGCGACGAAATCGTGGACGCTTCCCGCGTCTGCCACCACCAACACGTTGTTCACGGTGTCTGGCGGCGCGGTTCTCGTTACGTCACTGATCGGACGTGTGACGACGCTGATCGGTTCGACGGCCACCACGGTATCGTTGGGCACCGTGCCGACTGTCGGCACTGGTACGGGTACGACGGCGCTCGCTACCGCTGTTGCTGTCACCAGCAAGGAAGTCGGTACCTTCATCGGTGTTCAGGCTTCCTCTGGTGTCGGTGGTGCGCTTGTGGTCGGCACGAACGCTGGTGTTCCAGTTTTCACAAACTTTGATTTCTCCGTGAATGCTGGAACCATCACGGCAACCACGTCCGCTAATGCTGGTGCCGGCGTGATCCTCTGGTATCTCACCTACATCCCGCTGGACAACGGCGCGTCTGTAGCGTGAGTTCGTCTGATCCCACGGGCGTCCGGGCGGGGGCGCTCGTGGGATCTACGGAGAGGTAGCTATGCCGATCAGTGCGTCCAGCGGGAATCCGCGCGGTGGGCAACCAGTTGGTGATTCCTACGCGTTTCTGCACTCTGACGGAGTGTACCGACACGCTGCCGAGAACCCGGAGATCGTCTCGGCAACAGGCAGCGTAGTCGGCTCTGCGCTGTCGAAAGATCCCTCGTTCACTGGTACCTATGCGCCGCTTTCCGGACCGTACAAAACGTGGAGTGATCTACCCGAACCGTTTGTCATTCCACACCGTGGTGCTGGAGAATTCGAAGCACCCGAGAACACTCTCGCGGCGTACAGGCTCGGTGTTGCACAGGGCTTCGGTGTCATCGATGGTGGCGACTACAGGCTTCTGAATGACGGCGTGACGCTTGCAGATATGCACGACCGCAATATGCAACGCACGGACTACAACGGTCTTGGCATCAACTACGACACGCTCGGGCCGAGCACCTGGGAAAACGTAGCTATCAACCCTTCGGTGTGGTTCGGTGCAGTCCGTTGGTCGGCTACGCACAGGCCTCCGACTGCGCCCGAGGTCTTCGCGCAATTCGGTCCGCAGGCTCTCTTAACTCCAGAGCCGAAGGAAGACGGAAACGCGGCTACTGGCGCTGCTCTGATCGCACTGATTGTGCAGTTCCATCTGCAAAATCGCGTGTGTATGAGCAGTTTCTCTGTCTCTGATCTGACGGCCGCCATCACTGCCGGCATCCCGGTTACGTGTCTGAACATCTCTGGTGCGGCAACACCTGTTTCGACCTACACGGCTAGTCTGGATGCTGCCGCAGTCGGTACGACGAAGGTAAGGTATGTGTGCCTGGACAGCACACAGGTAGCCGATTCGACGGTTACCGCGTTCATCGCGGCTGGCTACAAAGTGACGATCTTCGCTCCGGTTCGTCAATTCGACAAAGCCAGATTTGACGCGCTCGGAGTAAGCGGCTACTGGGCCAACGATCCTGTTTACTTCTCTGGTCAGACAGCAAAGTACCGAGTGACGTCGGCCCCCTGGGTGAAGGCAGGCGTATGGACTCCGGGTATTGTCGGGTATACGACGCTTGTCGACGCTAACCGAGGTGCGATCGTCGGTCCGACGAACACGACAGCAACCGGCCCAGGGTTCTACCGTTGGCGGCACACCGCACCGTCTGACTCGCAAACCCTCATGGGCCCGTTCTGTCCACTCGCAAACGCGGCCGGGACCTACACGTTGACCATTCCCATTGTGTGGGAAGGGATTCCTGCCGACGTAACTCGGCACGCAGACTGCGCGTTCGCTCTGGCCGATGACCGGAAGATCCAAAACGTAGCCGGTGAGACATATTTCAATGGCTACAATATGGTCTTGCGAGCGAACGGACAGCTTCAGCTATTCAAGGTTACAGCACAATCCTCTGTGCAGGTCGGTACGACAGCCACCACGACTGCGATTCAGTTGCCAGTCCTGTCGTCCGGATTGACCGCTGGAACACCTATTACTTCGCTACCGGTGAACGCGTTGGCCAGCGCGGTGCAGACTGGTCATCAATTCCTGATTCCGGACTCTGGCCAGGTTGCTACGGCTTCGGCTCCCGCATCAGCTAGTGCGACTTCCATCACCATTAACAGCCTTACGCCGAGTGTCGCCGTGGCGTCCGGAGCAACGCTGTTTCAGCAGGCTACGATCACGATTGCTGTCACTCCGTCTGGAATCACGGTCACGCGCACTGACGGCACCAGCGGGAACACGACTACTTCAGATACCGCCTACCGTGGCGCGTACTTCCATCTTGGAATGCAGGGATGGGTGTCTGGCGTCCGGTTCTCCGTAGGGAATCTGACCGTCACGTGATGGATGCAGACCTGTAGCAACAGTTATCGAGGAAAAGCACAGCATGCCGACCAGCACGAGCAGCGGAACGCCGAAACCGGGCGTGACCGGACCGACAGCGCCGAGCGATCTGGTGCTGTGCGGCGACGGCACGATGCGTCAGATCACGCCTGCCATCATGTCGGCGGCCGGCTCTGCGAGTGCTGCGAGTTATCTGCGTGGCGACAACACGTGGACGACGTATCCCGTCATCGATTGTGCTGCACCGACAGGTGTCGCGGCTACCGACATCGCAAACATCAACGCTGCGATCACGTCTGCCGCAACGTTTTTCTCTGGCGTAGCACGGATCCAGCTTCGTGCAGGCACCTACGTCGTTCCTGCACCCGCCACGACATCACTCGGTTGCGTGAACGTATCCGTGAACCACTGTGAACTGTTCGGTCAGGGCATGGGAGTTACCACGATCCAGCTCGCGCCCGGCAGTACGGGCGTGACCGGTATCGTTCGCACGCCATCCGGAGTACAGAACAACCACATCACATTTCGGGATTTCACGATCGACGGCAACGCGGCCGGACAGACTAGTTCGCCAGTCGTCATCGGGTTCTTCTGTGGTGTCACGCCGAACAGTACGCAGACGGATACCGATATCCGCGTCATCAACGTCGAAGTGATGAACTGTACCGGCTACGGCTTTGACCCTCACGAGCGTACGACACGCCTACTGATGCAGGGCTGCATCTCGCACGACAACGGGAGCGACGGTGCGCACGACGGCTTCACACTGGACGGCTGCTACGACTCGCGCATCATCGACTGCGTGTCGTACAACAACGGCCGACACGGCATCAACCTGGTCACCGCGTCGAATCGGGTTACGGTCAAGGGTAACGAATGCTATAGCAACGGTGGCGCAGGCATCGTGCTCCAGAATGGTGCCAAGAACTGTCTCATCACGAACAATCTGTGCAACAGCAACACGGCTGAAGGCATTCTCGTCAACGGACTTCCGCAGACCGGACAGCAGGACAACGCGCCGGGCACGAACAACAAGGTCACGGGAAACCTGATCCTGCTGTCTGGCACGCACGGCATTCATCTGGTCGGAGCGTCCGGGAACCACATCTCCGGGAACACCGTTCGGGACTCCAGCCAGACCACGACCAACACGAGCAATCAGATCTACCTGAACGAGTCGGGCACCACGTATTCAACGTTCAACACCGTCATTGACAACGATCTGAACGTGACGTCTGGCGTCACGAACGCGCCGAAGTACGGGATCACAGAGAAGACGAGCAACGAAGACAACAACTTCGTTACGAACAACCGATCGCAGGGTGCGGTCACGACGGATCTGCACCTGCTCGGTGCCACTAGTCTTCGTCTTTCGGCACACAACGGAGTCAACGAGCATCCCGCCACGAGTCCGTACAGTTGGGACGTGCCGGCCAATCACGGCTGGCTAGAGTGGAACTATCCGACAGACTGCACTGGTTCGGGCACTGGACAGGTGCTAACATCTGGGACCATTTACGGCTGTCGCGTCGACATCCAGTCTGGTGCCCAGATTAGTAACGTTTTGGTCGTTGTCGGCACTGCGGGAAACACGCTCACATCAGGACAAAACCTGATTGTTCTGATCGACGGGACAACGGGCGTAGAACTGGGACGAACCGGAGACCAGTCAACAGCGTGGTTGAGTACCGGTTTGGTCACGTGCGCGCTCGTGACTCCGTTCACGCCAGCCGCAGGGACGCACGTCGCAGCGCTGATCATGTCCAATGGGAGTACTCCGGTCGCTCTGGTACGTGGTGCGGCAACAGGAGTGACGACAGCCAACGGCGGATTGACATCAGCGTCTCCACGACGATTCTTCACGGCCGGCACGGCGCAGACCGCGATCACTACTCCGATCACCATGTCCGGTACGACGGCAACGGGCGCCTTCACCTTCTGGGTTGCTCTGAACTAGCAGGGAGTAAGCATGCCAAAGACCACGAGCAGCGGCTCTTACAACGTGCACGAAATTGTCGAAGAGCCTTCGGTCGAAGTCGCTGCGGTCCAGTTCATCGAGCCGGCGGAACAGCCCGCGAGCGAGCCGCAGAAGCCCGCTGAGAAGCCTGTGGAGCAGAAGGCGCCCGAGAGTACGCCGACTTCGTCTGCGCTTCCTGCCGTCGCACCTGTGACCGCTGCGGACGTGCAGAAGGCCAGCCCGATCGGCAAGTCCACTACGCAGAAGTGAGCTGAGCGCTATGTGGGATTGTCCGAAGTGCGGATGCCGAAACATCGCGCATGATCTGATGTTCTGTCCTGCGTGTGGGCACGAACGCGGAGAGACGAAGGTCCCTGCGCAGGATCCGGTTCCTGTGGCGAAGACGCTGAGCGTCACTGACTCTGCGGGTGGTAGCGATTCCGTCAGCGTCCAGAAGACGATGGCAGAGCCACAGAAGTAGAGCGGAGGCGGTCAAAATTTCCTGGTGGGAACTCGATACGATCCTCAAAACACAAGCCGAACTGATCACGTACTACAACTCGGCTGAGCCTGTCGCGTGTCCGCACTGCGGGGAGCCGCTGCGGCAAGGCCCACCACAGCAGGAATCCACGAAGTACTGTCCGTGGGGACACTTCTACTATCCGTCGGATTGGGATTATCACACAATGTCGGGCATGTGATAATGGACGACGGATGCGAGCATAACGGGCAAATCGCCTGGTATGCGACACGGGAACCCCTTGACACAGGCGCTACTCTGGCCTGAGATAGACGATCTTAAGCAGCTTGATACACAACTCCATATTCAGTCATCCGGCCCGAAACTGAGGCTGGCACCAGAAAGAAGAGTGCAACGGTTGACTAGCATCATTACGCGACCCTGCTACGCGAGCAGGGAGCTTGTTTCTCGTGCGATCGATGTCAAGATGACCGCGCGCGCCTTTACCGCTGTCGATCGCGCGATCGAGGCGAATAGCGCGGACCTTGACGGCTTCACGCACCGACGTTTCTACAACGTCGATCAGACGAATCGTTGGGACTGGCCCAACTTCCAGCGCGCGTATCCGTGGCGAGTTTGGTTCGATGAACGTGAGATCGCAGACGTAACCGTGAATCCTCCGGTCGTCTACACGGGCTCGGGCGGACACAGCACTCCGGTGCTCATTGCCGCGAGCGATATCTTCTGGGGACCCTGGAACTACTCGCCACCGTTCACGTTTCTTGAGCTCGATAGATCGAGCAATGCTGCGTTCGGCTACTCCGCGACTCCTCAGCGGGACATCGCCATCACAGCGACGTTCGGCTACGCGCTGAATCTCGGTCCGGCCGGCGCGCTCGGTGCCGCTGTGTCCAGCACGACAGTTACCACGATTCAGGTGACGAACTCGTTCTCCCCGGGCGTCGGAGACGTCGTCACCATCGACTCTGAGCGCATGCTCGTCACGGATCGCGCGATGGTCACGACCGGGCAGACGCAGCAGGGATCCGGGTGCAGCACCGTGAGCATGGCTGACAACGCGCTCGCGGTCACGGACGGCACGAAGTTCTCGCCCGATGAGATCGTGCTGCTCGATACGGAGCGGATGCTCGTGCTCGACGTAGCCGGCAACACGCTGACCGTAGAGCGCGCGTTCGACGGCACCGTGCTGGCAGTGCACTCCGGGGCAACGATCTACTCTCCACGCCTCCTGACGGTCACCAGAGGCGATTTCGGCACTGTAGCGGCGACGCACCTGATCGCGGCACCTGTGCAGATCAACATCCCGCCATCCGAGGTGCGTGACTACGTCGTGGCTGCCTCGCTGGTCCAGGTGCTCGCGGAGATCGGTGGATACGCCGACGTGCAGGGCTCTGGATCATCCGCGATGCGAAACGTCGGCCGTAACATCGCGCAGCTACAGCAGGACGTGATTGCGCACCACGGACGCAAGGCCCGATCGAGGGTGGTGTGAAATGTCCGAGGAAGCTATGAGCGTGAAGGTTCGTGGTCCGATCTTCGACGGCCGCGCGAACATCATGATTTCGTCTGCCTGCCGACGCGCGGCAGAGGTGATTGCGACGTATGCGGAAGATCTCGTGCACGCCACGCTGCAAGAAGTGCTACAGCATCCGACCGGAGCGTACGAAAGTCGGATCAACGTGCGTGCTGTGAATCAGTACGCTTACGCCGTCAACGACGACAACTGCATCTACGGTCCGTGGCTCGAAGGTGTCGGCAGCAGGAACTATCCCGTGACTCGGTTCAAGGGATACGGCACGTTCCGAAAGGTCTCACAGGAATTGCAGGGCGCCGCAGTGCTTCAGACGGAAGATGAGATCAATCATGCTGTTGACGAAATCAATATGGCCTGGTGAGCGACGATGCCGATTGAACCACAGCGCAAGGAACAACCGCGTAGATTCCTCGACGCGTCGCTGGTGCCGCTCGAGCGAGCACTACGTGATCGCGCAACCGCCATTCGGGAAGAGGCACGACTTTCATTCGAGACGAGTGCGACTGCACAGATTGGTTTCACGATTGCGAAAGAGTTCGATGCACTTGCCGACGAACTGCACTACTGGTGATGATCTGAGTGGGATTTGATCGTGCAGCCATAGCGACGTTGCTGGACAACGTCTCGTCACACGCGCGCAAGCTCGGTGACTTCCAGGGCGTGACGCTGCACGAACCGAAGTCAGCTCCGCTGAGCGGACTGCATCTTGCGATCTGGGTACAGACCATCACGCCGATTCAAGCATCAGGACTGAGCGCGACCAGCGGGCGCGTCGAGATGAACGCGCGGCTTTACATGAACTTCATAGCCAAGCCGGCCGATGGCATCGATCCGGACATCATGGCAGCAACCGCAGATCTGCTCGATGCCTACACAGGCGATTTCGATTTCGGGCAGACGCTCCGGATGGTGGATCTGCTGGGAGAGCACGGCAGGCCGCTCAGTGCCGCCGCTGGTTACATCACGATGGAAGACCGAAAGGTCTTCCGCGTGATGACGATTACCGTTCCATTGATCTTTAACGACATGTTCATTCAAGCGCCGTAGAGCAGGGCAGGTCAGAGCAGATCATGACGAAAATCTCAGGTCTCGGATCGAAGTTCTACATTGGCGGCTTTGACCTGTCGGGTGATGTCAGTGCGGTCAGCAAGGTTTCAGCGCCGATGAATACCGCTGACGTGACTGCCATTCAGTCACAGGCAATGGAGCGAATCGGCCTGGTGCACGACGCTGGCATCGACTTCACCACACTGTTCGAAGACACTACGTCGGTATCAAGTCCAGGCGTGCCCGCAACGACTGTGCCGCTAATCAGTACGTATAACTTCTCGGTGTACGTGACGATTACCGGCGGCACGATGACGAACGTATCGATCAATGGCTCGACGGTCGGCACGGGTGCAGGGACGTACATCCTGCCCGCGCTCGGAACCATCACGTTGACATACACGGTGGCGCCGACGTGGTCCTGGGCACCGGTCAACACGGAACACGATCTGCTCTCCACGTTGCCGACCACAGATCAGATCGTGACCTTCTTCGTCGGAGCGGCTGTCGGCAACCCGGCAGCGAGCATGATCGGAAAGCAACTGAACTACGATCCGACGCGTGCGCAGGCAGGCGACCTGTCGATGGCCGTGAGCGCGGTGGCCAACGGGCACGTGATGGACTGGGGAGTGCAGCTCACGGCCGGCGCGAAGATCGATACCGCCGCAGCGACCAGCGGGACCACAGTCAATCAACTCGCGGCGACATCGTTCGGTTGGCAGGCATACGCGCACACATTGAATGTCGTCGGCACGTCGTGTCAGCTAAAGCTCGAGGACTCCCCGGACAACTCCACATGGACAGCGCTTACGGGTGGTGCATTCACTGCTGTCAATGGCGGTTCCGCACCTACTGCGCAACGACTCGCGGGCTCTACCACGGCAACCGTGAACCAGTACATCCGTGTCGTGAGTCAGGGAACGTTCAGTTACGCGCGATACGTCGTTCAGTTCACTCGAAACGCATCCGCACCGCTGAGCGGGCTGTGATGAACCGCGCCAACAGGATCCTTCCGCCGCAAGCATTCCAGACGTTCGCGATCCGCGCACCACTGGATACGCACTGGCGTCCGGGCACGTGCGAGGAAGACGACTGTGAGGCGTACCTGAACGGGTTCTTCCTCGACATTGACGAGAGTGACCGCAGAGCACTCGGCGGGGCCGCGCGGGCGCACTACATGCGTCACGACAACACGCGCACCTGCACCGAAGAGAGGCTGCCCAACGGATTGACCCGCTTCCTGTTCCCTCCGGGCAACCGCTGCTTCGGCAGGCATCTGGTCCGCTCGGATCGGCCGGCGCTCTACGTCGCTCGTGGTGGAGACCAGCGGGGCAATCCGCTCGGCACGCGCACGCTGCACACGAAGCCTGAGCACTGGATCGAGAATTTCCAGGAATCACTTGACAAGGTTCGACACGATCGAGAAAAGGGCTAGGTCAGCCAATGGCGAAAATCAGTGGTCTTGGCGCTCTGGTGACGGTGCAAGATTCCAGCGCGGTCACGCAGACCATTTCCAACGACGTCACGAACTTCACGTTCACCACTCCGCGCGCTGTCGAAGACATCACAGGTGTTGACAAGTCTGCGAAGGAAGCGTTGCTCCTGCTCGCGGACTACACGAACACGCTGAATGGTGTGTTCAACTCTGCGGCCGGTGCGAGCCACCCTGTTTTCAAGGACGTTGCGAGCACCAGCGCGACGCGCGTCACGAAGATTGCGCCGACTGCATCGAGCGGTGCGTCTCCGTACCTTCAGGTGAACGCGCTCTACACGGACTACCAAATCACTCGCGCCGCTGGCGGTGCTCTGACGTGGCAGGCGCCCGGAGTGTTGCAGGACGGTACGCCGCCCTCCTGGACCTGATCGAGCAGACAAGGTAAATCATGGGTTTCCGCAAGTCTACGAAGCTGTTCCGCATCACCTTCGCCGATTCGGAGTACGAAGGTTTCGAGGCATACGCAACATCCCTCAAGCTCGGCGAAATGCTTGCGATTACGAGCGTTGCCTCGAATCTCAAGAGTCAGACCTTCTCGGACATCGACACTGAAACTCAGTTCAAGGTGTTCGGGCAGGCTCTCGTTTCCTGGAACCTTGAGGAAGAGGACGGTACGCCGATCCCGGCTACGTATGAATCCCTCAAGGACCAAGACGTTGACTTCGTGCTCAAGTTGATCGGCGGATGGTTCAGGGCGATTACGTCCACTGATAGCCCTTTGAACGAGAACTCATCCGATGGCGCGACTTCGGAGGATCTGTTACGTCTGATGGACGCCTCGTCACAGAACCTGTAGAACTTCGTGAGGCGAATGTCGTCATTGGTTTGTGCGACAGGTTCAAGTGCTTACCGTCTGAAATCATGCGAGAAGACGCAGAAGTGTTGCGTTATCTAAAGATCCAAGAGCTAGGCAATCCAAAGGACGAAAACGCGCAGAGCATGAATCCGATTGACTTCTACTAGAAAGCAAGGCAGTCTGTGCCGAATGTTGTAGAAGTTGTCATTACCGCGCGCAACGCTGCGCACGGCGTACTCAAAGAGGTTGAGGCTGAAGGCCAAAGCCTTAAGACGTCGCTCGTCAACACAGGCTTGGTCGGTGGTGCTGCCGTCGCTGCCATCGGAGCCATCTCTATCAAGATGGCAGGCGACTACCAGAACGCTACTGCGCGTCTCGTTACGTCTGCTGGTGAGCAGCAGTCGAACCTGAACCTCGTTCGGCAGGGCATGCTGAAGATGGCATCCGAAGTCGGATTCAGCGCGACCGAACTTGCCAAGGGCATGTACACGGTCGAGTCGGCTGGCTTTCACGGCGCCGCTGGACTGACGGTCCTGAAAGCCGCTGCGCAGGGCGCCAAGGATGAGAACGCAGATCTGGCACACGTCGCCAACGCGGTTACCGATATCCTCGTTGACTATCACCTGAAGGCAGACCAGGCAGCGAACGTTACAAGCCAGATGGTCAAGGCTGTGTCATACGGTAAAACGAACTTCGACAACTTCAGCGTGTCTCTCGCCAACATCCTGCCGCTAGCGTCAGCCGTGCATCTGAAGTTCGCTGACGTTGCGGGTGTTGAAGCCGAGATGACTGCGCACGGCATGACGGCACAGCGTGCGTCACAGAACATCGCCAACGCCATCCGCTCGCTCGAGGGACCAACGTCGAAACAGGTTGGCGCCTTCATGAAAGCCGGTGCAAGCGTAGAGGAACTGAACCAACACCTTTCACAGCAAGGCCTTGCCGGCACGCTTCAATGGATCTCGCAACTCGCGATGCAAGGGCACGACAAGATCGGCACGACGTATGCTGGCGCGCTGCGGGAGCTTATGGGAACCGCAACGGGCATGAACGTTGCGCTCATGACGACAGGTGAGAACGCCAAATCAACGCAAGAGGCGATCAAGGGCATTGCCGGCGCGAGTGCCGACGCCAAGGGGAACGTTGAAGGCTTCTCACTGATTCAGAAGACACTCAAATTTCAACTAGATGCAGTAGGTTCAGCTGTAACAACGTTGCTGATTGAGCTAGGAACACAACTACTTCCGGTCGTGACAGCAGTAGCGAAGGCATTCGCTGAACATGCCAGCGTGCTCGGCGATGTTGCGATGGTCATTCTTCCGTTGGTTGGCGCAATCGGGATACTCGCTGCGATCATTAAGACTGTTGAGATCGCTACCAAAACATGGACGTTCGCACAGGCCGCATTCAATCTTGTGATGGATGCCAACCCTATAATATTGGTGGGCCTGGCAATCGTTGGTTTGGTCGCCGCGTTCATCGTTCTGTGGAACAAGTCGGCTGACTTCCGGAACTTCTGGAAGACGCTATGGAAAGACATCGTCGATGCTGCGCAAGCAGCGTGGAAGTGGCTTGACGGAAACGTCCTTAAGCCAATCGAACACGGAATACAGTCTCTATGGGATTCTCTCACTAAGTGGTGGAAGTCCTACGGTGGAGAGATCGAACAACTCTGGCACAATCTATGGTCAACTGTCACTGATACGCTTAGTGTCGCCTGGGCATTCATCCGTCCACTGATTCAGACCAACTGGGCAATCATCCTGGTAGTGTTCAAAACAGCAATCGGCATTATTGAACCGCTGTGGTCCGCGTTCTGGGACAATATGATTGCGATATTCAAGCTTGCATGGACTGTCATGGTCGCAGCCCTGCAAGTCACGTGGACTACGATCATTGACATCCTTAAAATCGTGTGGGACATCATTGTCGGTGTGTTCCAGGTATGGCTCGATCTTATGACCGGGCATTGGTCCAAAGCGATGCACGACATCGAAGACATCGGTATTCAGGTTTGGCATTCCATCTCTGATATCTTCCGTGCGCAATGGGACTTCCTCAAAGACCTGTTCCGTGCAGGCGTGTCGTTCATCGTCAACGTGTTCCTGAACATGGTCGGAATCGTCATCCATGGCGCAGCGAACATGCTCGGCTGGGTGCCGGGCGTCGGAGGAAAGCTGCGCGCCGCAGCACAGCAGTTCGACAGGTTCAAAGACGGCGTGAACAACGCACTGAACGGCATCACGCGACACGTCGCCGTTAACGTGACGGCGCAGTTCCTCCAGCAGACGCAACCCGGACACGTCGGCCGAAAGGGCTTCGCGAGCGGGGGCATGTTCCGAGGGCAGGGGACCGGAACGAGCGACAGCAATCTGATCTGGGCGAGCGACGGCGAGTACATCGTCAACTCTTCGTCGTCGCAGAAGCACCGCGCACTGCTCGAGAGCATCAACGCGGATCGGTTCGCATCAGGCGGCGTGGTCGGTCTGGACCTGCTCGCGCGCTACCGGGACAACGCCACCGTGGCGGCCGAACGCGCGATCATGAACAACATCGGTTCGCTCGCGGCGATCGGGGGCGGAGGCGGAGGGGGCGGCGGAGCTGCTCGCTGGGCCAGCACGATCCTGACCGCGCTGGCGATGCTCGGGCAGTCCGCCGGCTGGCTCGGCACGGTCGAGTCCAGGATGAACCGCGAAAGCGGCGGAGATCCGATGGTCGTCAACAAGTGGGATGCCAACTGGCTCGCAGGCACGCCGAGCGTCAGCCTTATGCAGGTCATCGGCCCGACGTTCCGGGCATACGCCGGTCCGTTCCGCAACACCGGTCCATTCCTGTACGGGGTTAGCGTCAACCCGTTGGCGAACACCTACGCAGGCCTGAACTACGCGCTGCACCGCTACGGCTCGCTCGCAGCACTCGCGCGTCCAGGTGGGTACGACTCCGGAGGATGGCTGCCTACGGGGCTCAGCATGGCCTACAACGGCACGGGACAGCCCGAACGAGTGCTGGCACCGGGGCAGAGCCATAGCGCCTCAGGTGGCGACGCAATCAAGATCGAACTCTGTGGCTCGACGGAGGCACAAGCCATCTTCCTGCAACTCATTCGCAAGATCGTACGAACCAATGGAAACGGAAACGTTCAAGTTCTTTTCGCCGGACACGCATAAGTGACGAGGCAGCAATGGAACCGTTGAGCTACCAGCGTAGTGACCTTGTGTCGTCATCGCTCGAGTCAGCGCAGAAGAGGATCGTCCGAGAGGCCAGGATTGCTCGGCAGCACGCCGCTGAGCGCTGCGGACTGACGGACTTCACGATCGTCCGTGGTTACGGACTCGTGGTTGTTCGTGATGCGGAAACGGGCAGGGAACGGATCCGTCAGTTCCGCAACCTGGTGACGACGGCTGGCGATCAGTACCACGCCAAGAAGGTCATCTCAGGCGTGAGTCCTGCGGCTCCGTCTGCGCCGACGCTGGTAAATGGCATGAAACTCGGCACCGGAACAGCCACGCCGACGAAGTCCAGCACGAACAGTGCGCTCGGATCGTACATCTCGGGCAGCAACGCAGCGTTCGACGCGACGTTCCCTCAAGGTGCGGCCGTCGCTGGCGTAGACACAGGCTGGCAGACCACGTACCAGACGACGTGGGCGGCCGGCACGGCGACGAACAGCGCCATCACGGAAGCCGTGCTCGTCAACGACTCCGGAACGGATGCCACGAGCACCAGCGCGAACACGTACGCGCGAGTTACGTTCACAGCCGAGAACAAGACGTCGACGGAGATTCTGACCATCATCTGGAACAACGTTTTTCTCGGCGCGTGACGCGATGACATCCACCACGAAGCGCACCATCATCGTTGGCTTCCCGCTGTCGGATCCGTACGCGGGACGACCAACCACGTATGGTGTTGTGCAACCAGACGGCACCAACACAGGAACCGTCAGCTCCGTCACGATCACGCGCACGTCGCATACCGGGGATCTGACGCTCAGTACTCCGGGCGACGAGAACTGGATCAACTACGATTTTCACGGTCGCGTCAAGGTCAACAGCTCTGGACGGAAGTACTTCAAAAACTGCTGGTTCTACGGCAATGGCGCGCTCACGAGCAACACGGCATGCTTGGACTGCACGAACGCCAACGTGACGAACGTGATCGCGGAAGACTGCACGATGATTCCTACCACACCTACGCTGTGGCAGGACGGCATCATCGGACACCACTACACAGCGACACGCTGCAATGTGCAGTACTGCGCGGACGGGTTTGGTGTGTACAACACCAGTGACCCGACCGGGGACCTTGGCGTCACGATCCAGATGTGCTACGTCACGAACTTCGGTTGGTGGTATCCAGATCCGAACCAGAGCGACGGCACCCACTCGGACGGTATTCAGATCCAAGGTGGTGCCAACATGCAGGTGCTCGGCAACTACATTCACGGTTACTACAACACATCGATTGGGACGAGTCCCTGGGGCCGGCTGAACCTGACCACGGTCAAGGATCCGCTGCACCACAACGTGAGCAACATGATGTATACGCCGAACGTCGGCGCAATCACGAATACATTCGTGGACAAAAACTGGTTCTATGGCTCAGAGATTGCCGTCAACGCATCATCCAGCGGGAACAACGGCAACAACATCGGCACCTGGACTAACAACATCTTCGGCAAGGGCACCACGTACTACGCCGGATACACACTCGATTTCTACCACGGCGCCACCTGGACGCAGAGTGGCAACCTGTACGACGACTCTTCGGCTATCACGATTCATACGCCATGACACTTAAGAGCTTTACCGCTGAAGCGGGCAGCAACGGCACCGGTGTCACGACATCGGATGCCAGCCCGGACACGCTGTCCGTCGTCTCGCCGGGATCGGGCGGGACCATCAACTACACGAACTCCCCGATCTGGCACGGATTCTTATCCATCACATCGACGCAGGCAACGGGCGCGAACTTGTGCTACGTCGCGATGGACGACAGCAGCGCGACGGCGTTCAGCGTCGGGTTCTTCTTCTACATGACTGGTCTGCCCGATGCCGAAGCACAATTCCCGGTAGGTGTGCGCAGCAGCACGGACACGCACGTCCTGCGGTTGCAGATGACCACGACCGGACTCATCCGCATCGTGGGTGGTGCGACGCTCGGGACGTCGGCCGTAACGCTGTCAACGGCTACGTGGTACTGGATCACCTGGACCGGATCCGGGCTGAACGGCGCGAGCGGGACATCGACGTACAAGCTCTACTCGATCTCAAGCGGAACCGCGCTCGACACACTCACCGTGTCGTCGTTCACCACGTCCAGCACGATAACGCGCGTCCGCTACGGCAAGGGCTCAAGCGCCAACATCGCGGCATGGACGTACGACGACATCCGGCAGAACCTCGGAACCAGCACGGAGATAACGCGGCCGGCGAACGTGCTCACGTTCACGGACTCCGCAGGTATCAGTGACGCTGGCGTCGGCTCCGGACATACCTACACGTTCACCGATGCCGTTGGCGTGACGGACAGCGTCACCACGACGCTGACGAGTTTCAGCCTGCTCCCGCTGTCACTGAAATACGAGCTGCTGATCGGCGGAGTGTGGACGGACATCACGACGTACGTCTACCAGCGCGAGGCCACCACCATCACGCGCGGTCGTGCGAACGAGTCATCGACAGCGAGCAGCGCATCCTGCACGTTCCTGGTCAACAACCGCGATGGACGATTCAGCCCGAGCAATCCAGTTGGCCCGTGGTTCGGGCAGTTCGGGCGGAACACGGAGGTACGTGTCTCGGTAGCGGGCAACTACCGGTTCTGGGGAGTCGTCTCCGACTTCCCCACGACATGGGACACGTCCGCACGAGACGTCGTCACGAGCATCGTGTGCAACGACGTGTTCCGTCGCGCAGGCCAGGGCGGGAAACAGGCGAAGTCCGCGTATAACTTCGCGTGCACGAGCGTTGTGTCTCCGCTGTCGCACCTGGTTTCATACTGGCCTTGTGAAGACGGCAAGTACGCGACGCAGGTTTCTACACAGTACCCGGGTGGTACGCCGTTGCAATTCGTCAACGGAAACCCGAACCTGGCCAACGACTCCACATCGTTCGTGTGCTCTGCACCGCTGCTGACGCTCGGAACGACAGCCGCGCTCGCAGGTCCGGTAACGCGGTACGCCGATACCGGCATGATTCAATTCCGATTCCTGATCAACATCCCGGCAGGCTCTATCCCATCAACGACACGGATCTGCACACTGCTGTGCGGCGGAACAGTGACCAGGTGGGAGATCCGCAGCAACAACGTGGGCACTTTGACGGTCGATGCCTTTGACACCAGCGGGGCGAACGTCTTGCATGACACGTCAGCGACGTTCGGCGTGATTGGCAAGGCATTTCGTCTTTCGCTGGCGATGGGCAACAGCGGAAGTGACGTCAACTATTCGTTGTCCATACTTCAGCCGGGACAGACTACGGGACTGGACATCGGCGGAACCGTTACGGGACAGTCGATCGGTGCCGCTACGTGGGTCGCGATCAATCCCGATTACTCGCTCGCCGGTATCACGATCGGGCACATCACTGTTCAGGCGCAGATCACGAGTTCGTTTGACCTGAGTGACGCACTGTTCGCGTACTTCGGTGAGACTGCTGGTATCCGGCTGAGTCGACTGTGCGGGCAGAAGGGCTACGTGTTCAGTCTGCTCGGTGACCCGACGCTGACGAGTCCGATGGGCTATCAGCTCACGAACACGATGATCGGGCTGATGCAGGAATGCGAAGCCACGGACGGGGGACTCCTCTACACGCGGAGAAGCAACCTCGCTGTCGGCTACCGCACGCGGGAAAACCTCGAGTATCAGACACCAGCGCTGGTGTTGGACTTCCCCAGCGCTGACTTCTCCACGTTCGCGCCGACGCAGGACGATCAGTTCGTCACGAACGACGTCACTGCGTCGAGTTCTGCGGGCGCGTCCGGTCGCTACACGCTCAACTCCGGTGCGCTGTCGATCCAGGATCCCCCGAACGGCATCGGCACATACGACACGAGCGCCACGATTAACACGGCATACGATGTGCAGTTGACGGACATCGCGGCATGGATGGTACACAGAGGCACGTATCCCGGTTATCGATATCCGTCCATCCTGATCAACATGTTGCGCACCAACTTCATCAACAACTCAACGAAACTGAACCAGGCGATAGCCGTCAACATCGGTGACGTGCTCTCCATCACCAATCCGCCGAGCACCCAGATGCCTCCCGACAGCATCAATCAGATTGTGGTCGGCTACACGGAGACGCTGAACGCCTTCTCTTGGAAGATCGCATTTGTCGGTACGCCTGCCGAACCGTGGAACACAGGCTCTTACGACGACGGGATATGCAAGTACGACGGAGAGACGACGACTGTTGCCGTGCCGTTGTCCAGGCAGAAGGCTGAATTCACAGGCTCGCAAGCGCTGTCGTATTCGGGCATCAACGCTTCGGCCGATCTCGACGTCCGCGTACAGCTCTCGCTGACCGACTGGACTCCCGCCACTGAACAGTCGTTCATCGCGAAATACCAGAACACAGGCAATCAGCGGTCGTGGGCCTTCGACGTGACGACGGCCGGTGATCTGCACGTCTACCTGTCGGCGGACGGCTCCACCAACGTGCAGGCAACGTCAACCGCAGCAACAGGTTTCACGGACGGGACTACGCACTGGGTACGCTTCACGCTGGACGCCAACAACGGCGCTGGCGGGTACACCGTGAAGTTCTACACGTCTTCAGACGGATATTCTTGGACACAGTTGGGCACTTCGGTCACAGGCGGAAGTCCGATATCCATCTTCCCGTCAACTGCGCTTTACCAGCTTGGATCGCGCTCCGGGACGTCGCTGACCTCGAGCATTTCGGGTACCGTCTACACAGCAGAAGTGCTGGACGGCATCGGCGCGGTGTTCTCAAACCTGGTTCCGTTTGATCCGGAGGACTGGACGGATGGCTACTCAGGCTCGGGAACCGGAGCGAGCAGGACGGCGCAGACCACGAGCCAGCTCACGATCACGGACAGCAACTCGTTGTGCTACTGGACGCACGCAGACGGCGATTACGACATCAGCATCACAGGCGAACGGATGACTGTCACGGCCGTCAGCGGATCGTCCTGGCCACAGACGATGACGGTTACCAGAGCTGTCAACGGCGTACTCAAGTTTCATCTCCTCGGCGAAGCGCTCGGGCTCTGGTCCCCGATCTATTACGACATCGCGCTGTAGACGGAAGAAGGGATACAGACACAGATGCCTTTCGCAGGAAACAACGTCCGATCGGGCGACCCATTCATGCTCGGTATTGATGCCGATTGCAGCGGGGACCAGACGCTCACGAACGCATTCGTTGACGTGCCTAACTGCTCGGTCACATTCAACACTCCGGTAGCGAACTGCACGTGCATCGTCACGGGCTCCGCGTACTGCGAGAGCACGACGGTATCGGGCAGTACACAGATCCAGGTGCGATGTGTGGTGGACGGAAGCGCGCAGACCGGGTTCATCCAATTTCTCGGGTTGACATCGGGTGAGCGTGCGTCGTGCGCGCGCGCCTGGACGTTCGTTCTGTCGGCGGCCGGATCGCACACCATCAAGTTGCAGGCAGAGAAAGACGCGAACGTCGGCACGTACAAGGTGCTCGCATCGCAGACGGGTATCACGGCTTTCGCTTTCAATGGCAACTGATCGGAGCACGATGACAGCGATTCTCGGATACGACACAACGCACTCGGCTATCGGATATCTGCCAAAAGGTGCTGGTGCGTACGCCGGATACACCACAGGATCATCCGATATCCGCTGGACGGCTTCCGATTGGGCACGGTTCCCGGGCGCGGTCCGGATCGATCAGGACTGGAATGCGGGCGATCCGACAGCAGATGTGCTCGACGTCGAAACGGGCGCGGCCACGCCGGCAGAGTGCCCAGCCTGGTACGTCAGCGCGCTACGCGACTTCAACACGTGCGCGCGTCCGGGACAGCGACGGCCGACGCTCTACGCGAACCAATCGACGATGCCTCTCATCGTGCAGCACCTGCACGCTGCCGGGATCCGCTCCGGTCCGAAGCTGTGGCTTGCGGACATCACGTCGCGCAGCGCTGCGGAGGCTATGCTCGGCAACACGTCTCGGTATGGTTTCCCCATCGTCGGGGTGCAGTTCAGCTACGTGAATCCCAATTACGATGTTGACGTTTTCGACAGCACTTGGCTGTCGGACGTATCCGGTGCTACCGATCCAGTTGTGGTTATTCCTCCCGTGCACGATTACCTGAAGGACGAGACAACAGACATGTACTATGCCATCGTTCCGGACGCCAACCAGATTCAGCGCGTCTACGCGGTTCTTCCTGGTAAAACTGGGCCCGCCGCGTTCTACGTCCCGACTGGCAAGGTCGAGAAGCCTGGCGTTCAGTTCGTCACCTTCAAGGACGAAACCACGTTCGCTGAGGTCGCCACGATCGTTGCCGATGCTACTGTTTCCGGCTGATTCACCGAACAGAGTAGGAGGTTACCACTATGGGCAAGAGCAACGACGAAGACGAAGAGAAGCGTCTCGGCGTACCTGGTCTGGTCGAAGAACCGGACGAGGACGAAGACGAGGAGCCGGACGAAGAGCCGGACGAGGAAGATGACACGGACGAGAGCGAAGAGAAAGCGCCGAAGGGAACCAAGAAGCAGCGCGGTAAGGCGAAGAAAGGCGGTAAGGCGCGTCAAAAGACGAAAGGTCGTTATCCGCTGTCGATCCTGAACAACGGCAACCAGCCGATGTGCATGCATCCTGACTGGACGCACGAATCGGATCCGCAGAACTTCGTTGACGCGCAACTGTTCTTGAGTCTCCAGATGGATCCTGACGAAGCGCAGGATCTCGCGGACGAGCTCAAGGACCAGACGCAGATCGAGCACTTCAAGCCATGCGATATCTTGCGCGCCTGCAAGGTGGACAGGCTGCCCGAAGACGATTACGAGGTGGCTGATCACATCAAGCGGATGGAGGCAGGCGAGAAGATGCCACCGATCCTTCTCGTGCGCGGGGACGGTAACAAGCATCATGCGCTGCTCGCAGACGGCTACCACAGGACGTGTGCGGCTCTGTGGACCGATCCGATGTGTCTGCTCCCGTGCACGGTCGTGAGCCCGTAATGACTGCTCCGAAGCTCCCGGCGCTGGTGACCGCAGGTCTCGGCATCGTGTTCACCATCGTCACGGCGGCACAGCCGCACCTGACCGGAACGACGCGCGTCGTGGTTGACGTACTCGTGGCCATTCTCGGCATCTTCCTCACGCCGGCCGTCGTGCATACCGCCGTGAGGGACCACGGTGACAAGCAGCACGCCGCTGGCTATCAGCTCGGACTCAAGAATGGAAAGGCGACTCAGATTCCGTGACCATCATCTTTCGCCCCGGCCGGCTCGCGCCGGACCGGTCCAGGGCTCGGCTGGTGCTCGAGGACTACCTCGCGCTCCGAGCGCTGCCCACGCCTCCGCGCAAGCGTTCTTGGATGGGCAGTCTGTCCTACGGCATGCTGGGCAACGATCGGCTCGGAGACTGCGTCGAGGCGGAAGTTCTGCACCGGACGCAGAGCAGCGCATACAGCGGTCGCGGGCTCTCGGTCGTGCCGACCGATCAGGACGCGATCCGGCTGTACGAAGCGGTCGCCGGCTACAACCCAGCCGATCCGAACAGCGACCAGGGCACCGACATGCAGGCGATGCAGGCGTACTGGCGCAAAACAGGTGTGCTCGGATACAAGTCTCTGGCCTACGCCGAACTGAGCTCCGTGCAGTCCCTGGACCTGGTGCGCGCCGCGATCGATCTGTTCGGCGGGCTCAGCGTCGGGCTGAACTTCCCTGCCAGCGCGATGACTCAATTCAACGATGGTGAGGGCTGGTCCATCGTCCCGGACGACGGAGGCATCGAAGGCGGACACGCAGTCTTCGTCGGGGGTTACGACCAGGATGCCGGCACGTTTGACCTGGTGACCTGGGCCAGGGTAATCACGATGACCGAGGCCTTCTGGCTGAAATACGTCGAGGAAGCCTGGTGCCCGATCCTGCCGGAATGGCTGAACGCGCAGGGGAAGAGCCCTGAGGGACTGGACCTTGCGAGCCTCGGACTGGACTTCCATGACCTGACGGGCGATCCGAACCCGTTTCCAGCTCCGCCGACTCCGCCAACTCCTCCGGTGCCTCCTACGCCTCCTACGCCGAGTGCGTTTCTTCAGGCCGCGCTGACGCTCGTGCAGAGCCCAGAGGCGCAGGCCTTCGCCACAGAGCACCACATGTCGCACCAGTGGCAGAAACTCGCGGCGGACATCCGCGCGATGATCGCGGCAGCGGATTCCTGATCCGTCGACAACCAAACAGCGAGAGGCCCCGGACAGCGTCCGGGGCCTCTCGCTGTTTGGTGGTCAGTCGTTCTCGGCGACCAGAACCGCGCGGATCACGTTCTTGGTGGTGTAACCCGAGTCACACAGGCATTCGAGCCAAGTGCCATTCTTGTCGTGAATCCCCCAGAACGCGGATCCACAGTCCGCGCAGTCGGCCAGCACGCGCCCGGAGACGATGTCGGCAACCTTGACGTTCTCCGTCTTACGCGGGATCGTGATCGACATTTCGTGCTCCCTTATTCCGTGTTCCTTGCTGACAAGAAGAACTCTACTCCCTTGCTTTAGACTCGTCAACTCGTTCGATACCGTTGACGATGTCGAAATACAGAGCCCAGTTGCCTTCATTCGCGGCTGCGCTCGCTGGGATAAGACTTGCGAGTCGTTCGCGAGCCGCCACAGGCCACTGCTGTGTGCATGTAGAACACAGATCTACGTAGCCGGGGTTGTCCGCGAGCTTTGCACTTGGAAGACCTACAGGATGCTCTGTGCTGGTGATGAAGTGAAGAGGGAAGCACAACGTGTCGTCGTGCTTGTACAGGTCACCTTCCCACCACGTCCAGGTGCGCCCCCATCGGTCCGTGATATCAGGATGCTCGGCCACCTCGATCTCGTGCAGCTGCTTACACACGGCTTGCAAGTCTTCGAGCATCTGCGAAACGTGAGCACGCGCACTGATCTCGGTGTAGAGCCGTTTCGTCTCCTCGTCGCACAGTTCGAGTAGTTGCTCAACCTCATCAGGCTTCGCACTAAACAGGAGATCAAGCAACATCTTCGTGTTGGCGTTCATGACTCACCGTACCCAGAGGTCTCGTACAGAGGTAATGGCACGCTTATCAGAATCCGCATGCGTGCAAGCCGGCGGATGCGTAACAAACACCATGGCAGTCTTGGCATACTGCTCTCTTGCAGCGACCAGCCATGAGCGCAGGTTTCGTGCGTTGATCGGATCACACACGATCTCTAGGCTCTCTACAGTGACTCGGTAATCTTCACGCATGCGCTGCAATTCGTACAGCGCGCGTGCACGCGTGCATTGCGGTCGTCCATCGAGGTACAAAGGACCGCAGTAGTGCGGGATCGTCGTCATCTCTAGTTCCTTAGTCAAGACGACAGGAAGCCTAGCGGCTTGGCACTAGGCTCCCTGCCGGCGGCTTTCAGTTCTGCTTGGTGATGATCGCGTAGATTGCTTCGGCGTCGACGTAGCTTGCCTCACAGTCGCAAGCCATCCAGATGCCGCGCGGCTCATTCGAGACGTAGATCGGGATGTTGCAGTCGGGGCAGTCTACGATGACCTTGCCGAAGACAACATCGGCCACTGCAACCATGTCGATCTCGCGGGGAGTGTCGTTGTCGGTCATCTCGGTTTCTCCTTGTTCCTTGTTCCTGCTGATAAAGACAACACTAGTCGCTACGTCCAAAGTTGTCAAGCTAAGGACGTAGCGACTTCGTGTGTTTTGCAGAACTTTCACGCCGACAGCATCGCAACGACGAGTCGGTGGTAGCAGAGCTTCGAGTACTGCCCCGCCTTGCAGGTGCAGGTGTCCTTGGTGGTGTCGTACAGCTCCGTGGCGTCGCCGCTGATGATGTCGTACCGACCCTGCGCGGTGCGGTCGAAGGCGTGAAGCTCGATGACCTCGTAAGCCTTCGCGATCTGCTCGGGCTTGGCGTTCAGCTTGATTGCAGCCTCGGCTTCGCGCATCTTGCGAAGGCAGATCTCGCCGGCCCCGCGCTTGATGGACTTCTCGGACTTCAGGATCCGGCCGCAGCGCGGGCAGTGAACCTCGGTGCTGGCGGGCTGGCCGTTGGTCTGCATCTTCGTTCTCCCTGCTTCCGTTTTCCTGATGAGTGAAACTCTACTCTCGTTCATCTTCGTTGTCAACGCAGAACGGCGAACCGCTCAAAGTTTCTGCGAGAGGTTCGCCGTTCGTTGCGTCTAGTGCGTGTGTTCAGTAGTGCAGTGCTTGCACTTGCTACTTCCGTCGCAGTATCTATGACAAGCGATGCAGTACCAGTTGCTCTGCGGTTCGTTCATCGCATCAACGTCCCTTTGTCGATCTTCTGGCAGTTGCCACAGCACAACCCGGTACCGCGCTGAATGATCATCAGGACCAGGTTGCCGCACACACGGCATCGCTCACACTCGCGCGTCGCGTCGTGGTATTGCCCACAGAGCAGACAGGCGTATCGCTCAGTCATCGTCGTCTTCTTTCTTCCGTAGTCATGTCTTGGTGAGGCGCGCCTGCCCAGAGCTGGACTCGTCATGGACAGGCGCGCCGGCTTGTGGGATCAGTCCTTCGGAGTGACGAAGAGCGTGACCATGAAGTCTCGGCCGATGTAGGTGATCGGAGCCGTCAGACAGGTGGTCCGATGGCCATCTTCCTTCGACACGATGTCGTGGCGAACGATCGCATCGGGGCTTGCGCCGAAGGAACAGAGGAAGTCCTGCGCAAACTTCTCGCTCACCAGCGGGGTGTCGAACTCCGGCGCGTCGTACACGTGCAACTGAATAGTGGATCCGTTGGACACGGTGTAGCCGCGCGTGTCCTTGCCGCAGAAGTGCGCGGTGTCCAGCAGTGCGACGAGCATGCGCATCTGGTCATCAGTCGGGATGCGATCGACCTGCATCGGTCTTCCTTTCGTCTTGCTTCCGTCATCATCGTTCGATCTGGTCCTACCGTACCACGCATGAGAGAGCATCCGCAACACTTCTCGTGTCTACGCTATTCCCGAGACTCACGCACACGTGCATCGCATGTACGTGCGCGAGCCTCGATCGAACAAGTCTAAGATTTGTCCGATTCGGAGTTTGACACAGACGAGAGACGTGCTACGGTTCTACTAGTCGATGAACGACGACAACAGACAACGGGACACGGATCCCAGACAAGGGAAGGACACATCATGACTGACATCCAGTTCGAGACCCCGGGCGACGTGCAGGACGTCGTGCAGACGATGGACGGCGCAACCGAGGTCACCGAGGCGCCGGCTCTGCCGAGCGGTCCGGTTGACATCGCGTCGATGGACCTGGCAGCGCGCGCGGCGCTCGTCAAGCAGATCGCGGAGTTCAACAAGGACGAGCGCGCGAAGCGGCGTGCGGAGCGCGGCCAGGCCGAGCGCACCGCGCGATACGACCTCGAGCAGAGCAGGGAATTGCTCGGCGCCGTGATCGAGCATCTGACCAAGCACACCGATCTGATCCACCCGGAGAAGGCAGCTGTGCCCTTCTACCGCTACAACGGGCAGGTCTCGACGACTGACAAGGACGGCAACCCCGTCACGCTGAACGTCACCGTGATGGCGAAGCCCGCGCAGAAGCGCGGTCGGCGCGGTTCCGGTTCGGTGAACAGCGAGGCGTCCGCGAACGGCGCTTCCGAGGCCCCGGCCGGCCCGGAGCTGCTGCCGGTTGAGCCCCCGACCTTCGTCGGCGGGTAGTGATCTTCGGAGTCCCCGAGGACGAGGAGCAGGGCCCCGGAAGGGGCCCTGCTCCTCGTTTGTCCGGGCGCAGGGCAAGGTGGCGGGAGGCAATGGGGTTGCCTGGTCTCCTAGGCCGGGTAGCGTGGTCCACAGGCTCTACAGGGCGTACGGCAAGGCAGAGAGGCAGATCATGGAGAACGAGGACAGTAGCAACCGGTTACGGGCCGGTTACGAGGCGTGGCTGGCAGCCGGAGGGCAGCGTAAGGACCCGATCGAGAAGCTTGCCGAGAATCCGAAGAGTCTTCGTCTTGCGGTGTCAGCGAAGTGTTTTGACTGTTGCGGAAGAGGTGCCGATCCTGGTTGGCGTTGGCAGATCGGCAACTGCGAAGTGGACTGTCCGTTGCACGCTGTGCGTCCGTATCAGAACCTCGAAGGCAAGCCAATGCCGGCAGCACTGGACGAATAAGCCACAGCTCAGCGGAACCGCGTCAACTCTTCAGTTGACGCGGTTTCGTATTTTGTGCTAAAGTTTCACTTGTCAGCGAGGAACAAGGAACAAGGGAGCCGAGCGTGGACCTGCACATCTACTTTGACAAGGTGAACGACGGAGAGACGCTCCACGTGTGCGACGACTGCGCAGACCAGTTGGTCATCCTGCGCTACGAGCCCGTCCGTGATCGTGCGGGTAACCGAGAGATCTATGAGACGGAGATCGGCATCTGCCAGATGTGCGCACTGCACTGACGCAGACAGCACGAAAGCCGAGACTTCACAGTCTCGGCTTTCACTGTTTTGCGCGAGAGTTGACAACGAAGCGCGAAGCGCGTAGTGTTCTTCTTGTCAGCAGGAAACAGGAAGAACGGAGAGCGAAGATGTTCAGCACCGAGGCAACCGTGAACGGGACCTACCGGCCGGCGCAGCTCGGCGTGGTGCAGGAAGAGGCGCTGCGGCAGGCGATGGAGGCTCCGGTGCAGAGCCAGGACGACGCAGCGGCCAACTTCGCAGCGTTCATGGCATCCCGGAAGCGTCGGAGCTGAACAGCACGGACAACACGAAGGCCCCGGACGATGTCCGGGGCCTTCGCTGTTGTAGATCAGAACGGAAGCTGCGGCTGCAAGTTCGTCGGATCCGTAGGCGGTTCCTGCTGTCCACTCGGCGTGCTCGCGACGTACGCCGCTGCGGACTGGGTGGCCTGCCCCGGCTGGATGGGCGGCGGAGCCTGGGCCGGGCCGGGAGGTGCCACAGCGCCCGCAGGCACGCCGACCGGGGCCGGGGGTGCCATGGGAGCAGGCTGCGGCTGGTAGGCCGCTGGCGGGGCGCTGGCGACCGGAGAGGGGCCTCCGGGAGGCGGACCCATCGGCGGAGCGCTAGCCGGGGCCGGGCCGGGAGCGTACCCCGGAGCCGCCCCCGCGAGCGGAACGACCGGAGGCTGTCCGTCGACCGGAGTCGCGCTCTTGATCTTGTTGTTCTTCCGGTCGTTGTAGGTGTCGATGATGAGATCAGCGCGTGCCATCCGGCCGACGAGAGCCTGAGCGAGCGGAGCCATCGTGCCGCGCGGAAGCGACGTGATGAAGTCCGCGCCGATCCCGAACGCGGCGCACTTGGCAAAGAACATAGCCAACGCGTCTTCCTTGTCCAGGGTGAGCGTCCACCAGTCGCGGATCTTCTTGCCTTCGTACGGACCTTCCGCGATCTTCAGATGCACCTCAATCTGCGGCTTGCCTTCCTTGGAAGACTTTGCTTCGGTGCTGTGGATCCGAACGAGGTAGTTGCCGGCGGGGGCAGGCTCGAACGAGGAAGCCTGCGCGCGCTGGTAGGTCGCGCCCCAGTCAAAGTCAGTCATCAGTTTCAGTTCCCTTCTTCAGTGACGTTAAAGATGTGCTGCATCCACCTGGTTATGTCTGTTCCGACTCCTCCGTTCGTCGGCAGCGTGATGTTCTGGTAGTGGCCGAGTTGCTGGAGCACCCTCGACCCTGTTTCATAGTACGGACTCGGACCCATCCACAGTTGACGGATGGAAATTGTGGGTTGTCCGTTCTCATCGTTGAGCGCAACAGGATACAGGTAGCCGCAGATGTCAACAAAGTACGGCAGCGATGCGCCGAGTTGTCCACGCAGGTGCGGAACCCACTTGTTGTCAGACGGGCGTTGCTTCGTCTCGCTGATGAAGACGACGCACCGGATCGAGCAGTTGGGCTGCATCGTGAAGTCACGGAAGCCACGGATCACGGCATCCATCACACCGAGCAGCGTACCCCACTCTTGGATTTTCATCTGCATGGCTGACGCTTGTTTGATGTTGACGATTGCGGTTCCGTCAGCAACTCCATCTGGCAACTTCATGTGCGCTGCGCAACGACGCTGGATTTCTGTGATCGAGTCTATCACAACCGACGTGAAGACGTTCGGATAGGCCCGAAGAAGGTTGTACGTGGTTTCGACGGTGGACCACTTCGTCACCTTGACCAAACAGACATCCCACGTGCCGTCATACTGCGGCGGCATCTTTTCCTGCTCGGGATCCCAGAATCGTTTGCGAACGGGGATGAAGCGCCACGAGTCTTCAGCATCGAGCACGAGGATCGGAGCGGGCGCCGTGCTGGAGAGGGTGGACTTGCCCTGTTTGCTGCCGGCATGGATGAGCAGCGAGAGGCACTGGCCAGGTGCGAAGACGATCATTCGGGCTTCCTTCTCTGCTCGAATGGAAACGGCTTGATGGGAGTGATGAGACTCGTGAACGTGAAGCGCGTGGTTGCGAGTTTGCCATCGACCTTGTACATACGATCAGTGCTGTCGTCACGCAGCACGATCGTTGCCGTGATGGTTCCTTCGTCGTCATCGATTTCGATCAGGTTGTCACCCAGGATGTTTCTGGTGCTGTGGATGCCGTGCTCGTTGAACCAGGCTGCCCACAACTGCATAGCGTAGGCATACTGAGCGCGCGTGGTTGCTGTTCTCGTGGTCATGACGCATACCAACTAACAGCCGTTTCTTCTATTGTCTTGTGTACGCGAGCAAGTACTTCTAGTGCGCGAGCCTCGGATTCCGCGATGACCTTGGCAAAGCACGTACCGGGAGAATCACCGTAATTGGTGATGTAGATACAGAACACGCCGTTAGTGACTTCATCTGTGGGTGTATCCGAGATAAGTGCGTCGGATACTTTGACGTGTGGTTCGTGTCGGCTGCCGGTAGCTGACGCTGCACTTACCCATGTATTGGTCATCTGTCTCATTCCTTGTTCGTTGTCGTCTGGTGGCGCTTGAATGCTTCAGTGTACCGCTCGAGCGGGTTGCGTGTCTTGTATCTTGCCTCAATCGCTTCCTCGACACGCGAACCGTCATCGAACATCGGGCAGATGGTGAAGAACGGACAGTCCCACGCGCAGTCACGAGTCGGCGAGGGGTAGGCGACCTGGTGATGTGCGTCGGTGCTCTTGGCCAGCGCTCCGCTGGTCGTGATGATGTCCAGGGTTGCGCCGAGCAGATGATCAGAGTAGCGGCGAATCTCAAGCTGGTTGTGGTGCACGCGGTGCCGCGCGAAGAACGGTGGTTTCGCGGCCGGCGTGCGCTTGACGCGACGGAGCATGTTGTAGAACGCGGTCGGTAGTGGGTGCAGTCCGTCGACAGCGGGATGCAGACCACGGTGGAGCTGGAGAAGCAGGATGTAGTGGAGCATCTGTTCATCAAGCCGCAGGGTCGGGAGTGGGTGAGCGAGAGAATCAACCGTCTTGTGATCGATGAAGTGCAACTCTCCCGTCTCACGATCCCTGATCTGTGCGTCGATGATGCCAACGGCGTAGATTCGGATGGGCACGTCGGAGTGCTTGATGGTGGCGAACGGTGCAACGATCGGGAGTTCGGAAGCGACAGCTTCGTACTGCTGATCTGCGCCGGTCTCTTCGAGCCACTGGAGATAACCCTCGACCATGGCGCGTTCGACGGAAGTGACCTTGTCATACTCGTTCAGCATGTTGTTGAGAGTATTGTCTTCGACAAGTATGGCATAATCATCGGGACTTGCGTCGTCTCCGCAGAGTTCCAAGACCTCTCGGGTGATTTCGGTGCGCTCTGCGTCGATGAGCTGTGAAAGAGTGGCAAGTAGGTTCGTACTCACAGTGGGATTCGGCTTGTACCACTCCGCTAGCGCAGCATGTACACGAGTACCTGAGGCGAGCTTGCTTGAGTGATCGGTCAGACGCGGCGTGAGCTTCCGATACCAGGTGAGCCACCAGCGGCGCCGGCAACGCTTCCAATCACGAAGTTCGGAGTTGCTGATGCAGTAGGAATACTGCCCATCACTGATCATCCCTTATTCCTTTCCCAGAACTCAGTCACTATGGTATCACGTATGTCTACTTGTGCTAGCAATTGTTTACCGATCCAGTAGCCGTACGCTGGTGGTACAGCTTCTCGAAGTCCATCGCGTGTCATCCAGTCAATACCCATAGCGGACCGCGCAGCGTTTACACCAGAGAAATTGCCAACAACGTGCATACGCTCGCCATCAACCGGCGGTCTACCCATCTTCGTCACAAGCTGCACATGTGGTCTATGCGCAGGCTGCGGAAGATCGAATGACGCCTCAAACAACCGTGTACGGTATACGTTCAAGTCAGGAAACATACAGCCGCACAGTTCGGTAGGATTGATTAGATGTTCGCGCGCACCTTCTACATTCTCAATTACATACGGCCTACCTGACGAACGCATAACCTCTCGCCCTGGTTCGATCAGCATCGGGTGTGCGTTGCCTTGGATTTGCTGGCATGCCGTGTATGCCTGGCATGGCCAGCCGGCGACGATCGCATCAAACTCACTGCCCCAACGTTCAATGAACTTCACTGCATCCGTTTGATAGAACTTGAACGGGTATCGTGGTTGCGGATGAATATCAATACCATAGACGTCAAAACCGGCACGATGAAGTCCCATTCCCGTGCCACCTTGACCACAGCAGGCATCAAGCACACGCGGTTTCCTCACCGTTATTCCTTTCCCAAGAACGCGGTAGCAAGGTAGTTCATCTCTGCGTCCAATTGATCCTGTGTCGCTCCGGACTCGATCAGACGTTGCCGATCCCGCGTGATCTGCTCGAGCCGCTCGAGTTTGCTCGATAGACGGGTGAGCTTGTCCTCTTCGATCGTGTCCTTGGTGACGATGTGCACGATATCGATCTGGTTGTGTCGTTCGGAGCCGATCCGCCGAACGCGGTCCTCGGCTTGCAGGTACTCCACCATGCTCCACGGATGCTGAAGCCAGATCAGGCAGGACGCGGCGGACATGTCCAGCCCGACTCCGCCTGCCTTCGCGGTGAACAGGAGAAGCTGGATCGTGCCTGCTTCGAGGGCATCGAGCGCGCGCTGACGGTCGATCGGAGCCACGTCCCCCGTGATACACAGGTGTGGCACCTTGGCCTGTGTGAGCCGCTGGGAGGCAAGTTCGATCAACTTCGCGTGCTCGGCAGCGACGACCGCTTGCCGGCCGCCGAGTTCTTCCACCACGAGCATCAACTCATCGATCTTCGAGGAAGGCTCGCGAAGCTCCACCTTCCAGGACTTCGGGTCACTCGGATCCGAATCCGGGCCATACTCGATCTTGCACGTCGCGCAGGCGAGCTGAGCGAGTCTGGTCTGTGCCACGATCTGATGCCCCGTGATGATCAGTTCGCCATCGTCGGTGCGACACATCAGGGTGGCTTCGAGCTCTCGGTACATCCTGCGTTGCGTCTGCCCCATCTCCACGATGCGGGACGTGTGCACTTTCGGCGGGAGCTGCGGCAGGACACGGGTCTTGGTCATGCGGCGGAACCGAGGATCGAAGAACCGGCGGAACTCAGCTTCGTTAGCGGGATTGAGCCCGCCGATGTCGACTCCGCCCCAACCCTTCCAGACCTGTAGGCCGTAGCGCTCGGTGAACGTCGATCGAGTGGGGTACTCGTGTCGGTTAACCGCGTGCATGACGGACCAGAGGTCTCCGACGTGGTTCGCGATCGGCGTACCCGTAAGAGCCCACACGTGCTTGACGGAAGATTCATGGCACAGAGCCCAGACGGCGCGTGTCTGCTGAGACGACGGCTCTTTGATCCGGTGTGCCTCGTCCAGGATGGCAGCCCCGAAACCGAAGCCGTTGAGTGGCTTCGGATGCGCTTGGCACTGCGCCGGCTTGACGATTTCGTCCCCACCGTCCGGATCGCACTCACGGCAGCGACGAAGACGAGTAGCGCCGTACGGTGCGAGCCTGGACAGCGTGCGCAGTGATTCATAGTTCACGATCACGATCGCGGCAGGTGTCTCGGCAGCCTCGTCAAGAACGGCCTGCCGCTGTTTGGCGTTGCCTTCGATGACGAACGGGGAGGCGTAGGGGATCCACTCGCTAATCCGCTTCGACCAGTGGAGTTTGAGGGAGTTCGGGCAGACGATAAGAACGGGGAACTGTTCCAATTGCAGATGCAGAAGATAGCCAAGAACCTCGATCGTCTTTCCTGTATTCCCGACTACGATCCCGTTAGCTACGTACGTGTGTGCGTCGTCTGCGATGGACAGGTCGTAAACGTGTTCGGTGCCCACGTCGTTTATGGACACAACACGAGTGATGCACGGATACGAATCACCAAGATTTACACGGTGCTTGATACCGTGATGTGTCAAATGCTCAACCGCGTCAAGGAGTTCTAGGTTTTCTGGTCGGTTGTCGTGTTTGATGCCGTTGATGTGATGCACGTGGAAACTCTCGTCAATGCTCATCCCGTAGGCATCTTCGGCAACGAGTATGTGCTCATACACACCGCCAGTACCACTACGCGGATGTCCCGTTCCGTGCACTCTAACGTAGCCATCCTTGTCTGTTTGCCTACCGTCAGGAAGCACACGGGCCTGAGACACACGTTGTTTCGCAGCAGGCACGACGGACGTTAGTGGATCGGTGAGAACAGCGTCTCCGGGGCGGAGAGAATCTGCGCGCACCTTGCCGTTTGGTGTGAGAATCTCGTGTCCGGGAGTGCACTTAACTTGTTTGCCATCTTCTGTGTTGACCTGAATAACAGAACGCACTCCGGTATCTTTCACACCGATTAGAGGCAATGAACGCATAGTGCCATCTGCTGACAGTCCACGTACCTTCGTTTGCCCGTCAGCATAGTTGCATCGCGGTCCGGAGACTGTTGTTCCGTTGAATCTAGCGACAAGTTCGTCTAGACGAAGTTTGTATCCCTTACCTCTGCGGTTGACATGAATGATGCTGTCACCAGTTAGACAGCCCATCTCGTCCCCGAGCAGACCTCCGCCGACACCCCACTCAGAAGTAAACTGCGCATTGCTCGTGACACGCATGAAGTCCACACACGAACGCTGGAATGGGTACAGCCGTGCAATCTCGTCTGCGATGCCTGAAGGATGCTCGGTGAGGATCGTCCCCTCGGTACGGTCGCGCATTTCCGTGGCGGGATCCACGTAATCCGAGCGGCACTGCTTCGCCCACAGCATTAAGTTCGGGCCGATCGTGAGCGAGTCGCCGAAGACGCCACGGAGTTGCACGCAGGCTGCCCACGTCAGCGGGAGATGCCACTCGTTGCCACGCTTGTACCGAGCGCCAGGGATCAGCTTGATGAGATCGCGCTGATTCCAGTCTGTTGCAACGGCGATGTGTCCGGCATCGGAGGTGAGTTCAGCGGTCGGCATCAGTCACGCTCGCCGCAGTAGCACTCACCAGTGCCGCAGCAGTGCGGGCACGGGTCGCCTGTCCAGTCCTGATCGTATTCTTCACCCGTGCCTGCACATGCACTACACGTACCGCGACAATAGAACGTAGACATAATACGCCTTTCTCTCTTCCTTCTTCCTCGTTCTCGCGATCTCTCGGTAGCCTATCACACGATGTCAACCCCGCGCATCATCTCTTGAATCATCTCGGGCCGGTTTCGCTGCAACCAGAGCAGAGCATGGCGGAGAGCTGAGTTCGCGTCGTCCGCGTCCTTGGCTCCGGGGTCGGTACCCCGGATCAGGCCGGGGCTGACCCAGAGCCCGAGGCGCCGCAGCAACGGGGACGGCCACGCCCGGGCGGCATCTGCCGGGCTCTGGAGCGCCACCAGGGCACTCGGGAAGCTGCGGGCTACCTCCACGGCCCGGCCGGCGAGCCGGGCCGTCTGGGAGGCGCCTGGCCTCCGCCCGGTGCCCGGCGTGATCGTGAACTGCTCGATCGCGACAGCAATCGGGTAGTTGGGTTTGTGTGCCGCTATCTCAGTCTGAAACACCAAGATGTTGTGCAGTGCGCGCAGACCTTGTTCAGCGTCGCCCTGATAGACGTACATCAGGCTCGTGGTGCCGAGCATGGCCAGACCGAACGATTTTCCGGGATCGCAACCGATGGTGATCACTGCGTTTCCAATCAGCGACAACAAGCGGGATCGTGGCGAGAGACAGAAGAACGGTGAGAAGTATTCCTATCATAGCGCTGCTATTGATCTCCATAGTTGTTCAGCCTGCTTAATCCGTTGTATGCCGATGTCGACGTACTTTGAGTCAATTTCACAGACGATTGCTTTACGGCCTGTGACAATAGCAGCCACAGCCGTTGAGCATACGCCGGCGAATGGATCAAAAACCACCTCACCAAGACGGGAAGATGACTCTATAAGTTGCCGCATTAATTCAACAGGTTTTTCTGTTGGATGATTAACGACTGCTATAGAATTTTTCCTGGCTACATGCAGCACGTTACCTTTTCGTAGACGTGCAGACAGATTACCGTCACCAGATGCACGATTAGCCGCAGACTTTGCGTGCACCCCGAACAATATTATTTCGTGGCTCGGTCCCCACAGAGAGGACATATTACCTTTGCCTATTTGCTCTTTATCCCAAATCAGTTGAGTTGTGCCACCAAGCTTCATTTTATGCTGTAACTGCTCTGAACGAAAACCAAACACATAAACATGTCTGTGATTACGCAGAACGCGCGTTGCAGCACCAAGCATACTCGCTACATCAGTTTCTTCGTTATCTCCAACAATTTTGTCGAAATTTTTACTCTTATAGTTTATTCCGTATGGAGGATCAGTTACCAGTAAGTCTACAGAACCTTTCTGCATTATTGGAATGAGTTCCATGCAGTCACCATGATACACAAAGGCAAGATCAGATTTATAGCAAAGCCTTAGGCTTGGCTTTTGCATCAGTGTGCCTCTCCCCAGTTCTCCCCGGTCCCGATCTCCCACTCGACGGGAACCGACAGCAGCTCATCGTCGTTCAATGTCTCTTTGATCGTAGCGAGCACTTCGGATAGTTGGTCGTTCGGGACGGACATGTTTATCTCGTCGTGCACGGGAAACTTCATGCACGGAGTCAGTCCCTTGTCAGCAAGCCGGACGTTCATCATCTTCAGGAGCTCGGCGGCCGTACCCTGGATCAGGTAGTTGACCACGGTGTAAGGACGGTCTTCGTCAGCGACCAGGCGGCGCCCGGTCAACGGCGATCGGACGTACGGTGCTCCCTCTTGCTCGGCGCGCTGCCGTGCTAGTTCAGAGATTCTGCGTACGAACGCAGGGACTCCGGAGAACCGCTGATCGAACGACTGCATGAACTCTCGTGCTTCTTGCACGGAGACGCCAGCAGTCTTGGCGAACTTGTCGGGGCCGGCAGCGTAGATCTTCGCGTAGACACCGTTTTTCAGCGTCGAGCGTCGCGGATCGGACTTCTGGAAATCAGGATCATGGAAAAGCTGCTTTGCGAGCGCGACGAAGAAGTCTTCTCCGGACTTGAACGCCGCGATCAGACCGGGATCCTTCGAGTAGTGCGCGAGGATCCTGGACTCGATCTGTGAGGCATCCGCCGACACCCAGGTGTGGCCGGGGCCCGGGATGAAGCAACGACGAACCTTCGCACCCATCTCGGTCCTGGTCGGTACCTGCTGAAGATTGGGCTTCGTCATCGAAGAACGGCCAGTGCGCACGCCATTGCCTCCACCCGGGTTGAAGGGGTCTTTTGAAACCCCACCAACGGTGTTGATGCTCGGATGGATGATGTTGTGCTCGTCCGCGAAATCAAGATAACTACGCAGATAGCCGGCAACCTTCATCGACTGACGACGCGCGAGCACGCCACGTGCGAGCGGATGATCGACGCCTGTGAGGACTTCCTTGTCGATCGACAACGCGGCGCCGGACTGGGTTTGCTTGGTGAGATGAACGCCATCCTTGAGCAGTTGTGCCGTGACCTTGGTGTCCGACCCTGGGTAGAACCGATAGGTCTGCATGCACCATTTTTCGAGGTCGCGGACGTGCTGTTCAAGCTGTGCGAGAAACTCTTCGGTGTACGGACGATCCAGCAGGACGCCGTTGCGCTCCATGTCCTCATAGACCCACTGGACGGCCATCTCGAGACCGTACGAACGCGGAGCGTCCAGCCGGACGGCAGGCAAGAGCTTGTCACCAACGCGGGACGTGAGGATGGTGTCCAGTCCGGCATAGAACCAGAAGGGTTTGAACCCGATCGGCACCGTCGCCCAGTTCCATCCGGTCGTCGGGTTCATCGCATCGTGCAGGATGTCCTGCCCGAGATCCGCGTTCTTGTCGACGTGCAGTTTCGCGAGCTCCTTGAGCCCGAGCCTGGTGCGCGAGTCCAGGACGTGCGCTGCGATCCGGGTATCTTCGATCCGATGGCGCGGCAGGAAGACACCGAGCGTGCCCCGGATCATCGAATGATCGTACGGAGCGTTCTGCATGTCGATGCGCGGGCCGTGCGGATCCTCTGCGATCCGGGTCAGCATGTCGACAGCGAAGCCGCCCCAGCCCTTCGCCTGTGCGTAGGCGGGCTGCCTGTCGAAGGTGACACCCTCGAGCGGAACGACGTACGCCTGATCGAGGTCACCGAACTGCACGAGTCGGACGTGATCGCGTTCCGGAGACAGGCCAGTGCCTTCAGTATCGATCGCAACGCGATCGAGGGTGGAGAGCCAGCGCGCGCACTCGGAAGCGGTGTCGATGTCCGTGACGAGTTGCACGTTGATATCACTAAGATGCTTCACTAGATCTCCCGGTATCGGAACGTGCGGATTCCGTATTGCTCGGCTAGCTCTGCACAGCCCGATGCACCACGTGAGTTGTTGCGAATGAATGCGAGGCACACATCTGGTCTGGTTTCCACCATGATGCGATTGCGGATAGGGCCTGCGGCGCGTCCGTGCGTAGTCCAGTCGGCGGGATACCGACGCACAATGATTTGGTAGCGCTGGCACCAGTCGTGGGCCATCTTGTCTGCCCCTGTAGGGCAATCGCCGTGTATCACGGAGATACCGCCACCGTAGGCAACGAATGGCACGTATAGTTGCTGCTCAAGGAGATTTCTGTTCGTCCAGTTGCGGGAACCTGTGACGAGGATCCGAAACATGAGTCTTCCTTCCGTCATCGTCCATCATCTGTATTCCGTAGTCTACTGCGACTTGCAAGTGCTGGGCACCCCGTCTACGGGGGAAGAACGGAGTGCCCAGCACGTTTAAGGGTGACGCAACGATGCGCTGCTGTCACAGCCTCGCGCGTCGTTCGCCGTACGCCTCGCGCAAGTCTTCATCGAACTCTGCGGCCTGCGCGAGAGCACGGGACGCGGGAGCCGAGAGCCGCGCGGCTTCGCCTTGCCGGTTCGTGGTCAGGATCTCGATCACCTCGAGCGCGCTCACGGCTCGCTCGATCCGGTAGCGGTTGGACTCCCCGGAGGCGACGGAGATACCCGACAGATGAATCAGGTAGATGTCGTCCTCCTTCGAGTAGAAGATACGGATCTCGGACCAGCGGCAGGCGTTGCACTTCTCACCGAGTGCGGGATCTGCGAAGGCGCCGTGATGGCGCAGATGCGTCGGCTTCCTGGTCGTGCCGAAACCGAGAAACGTTCCCTCGAAGGTGACAAACGCGGTGCTGTCCGGAGTCGGGACGATGTTCGGGGAATTGGGCATGTCAACAGCCGGCAGTGTCCAGTGCTGCGGATCCCGACCGACGTCGCGGATCCCGGGCAAGGTGAAAGTAGTCACTTCTTGTTCCTTCTTCGTTCGTCTAGTGGCGATCGTGTGCGCACGTTAGCGCAGGTCACAGGGCAAGTACGCGATCTAGAGTAGCATGCGCGCACGGTCGGTGCCAGTGGGGGTCTAGTTCTGTATTCCTCGTTCCTTTGTCCGTTCGTAGATTACTCGCTTTGTGCTCTTTTGTCAAGTCAAAGATAGAAG